TCATCCGGCCCTCTTTCTCCCCTTCTTCCCAAAAACCTTGTCGATCACTCCTGAGCCAGACTCTTCGTGCGCGTAGTGATTGAGCAGCACTTGGGGATCGCTCCAGCGGCCTTTCTTCGCCGTCGTCACCACGTCGATGCGGTTCCTGACGATCATCTCTGTGGCGAAGCTGTGCCGGCCGGGCTGATGTGTGCCGAGGTATGGCAATTTCGCTTTTTCGCAGATCCGTTTGATGCCTTTGTAGACCGATCCGCGAGAGATGAAGCCGAATAGACGATTGTTCGGCTTCATGGCACCTCGACCGCTGTCACGCTTGCCAGATCGCTTGCGCGACCATGGTATGCGCTCTTCCCACTCGATCAACCTCTCCTGTCTCCATATCCGAAGTTGCTGGATCTCGTAGACCATTTCGATGGTGATATCGGCCTCGCCGTCTTCCCCGTTCTTCATGTCGCGGAAGATGACCCTTCTCTCGACCAGATCGACGTCGGCCGAATCGTCCTCCAACTTGAGCGCGTCGGAAATGCGCGCGCCGGTCTGGAACATAAACAGCATCAAGGCGCTCAGACGCGGATCATCGCTGTGCTTGCGGAAGGCGTCGATGTAGGATCGATCGACGGCGCGTTTCGGCGCCGCTTTCGAACGCCGGGAAATACGGTCTTTCTTGGAAAAGCCCTTGATTTTCACCTGCGGGCAGCGGCCGGCGTCGGCGCTCAGGTTGATCACCGCCTTTGCCGGCGTGATGACCTGGCGGTTCCACGTCAGATAGGTGGCTTCGGGATATAGATCGATTGCCGCGGCGCGGACCATTTCGCCGGTCATGTCGGAAATGCGCGTTCCGCGGAAATGGTCGAGGATCGGAAGGATGAATCGGTCCGACTTGCCGGCGTTCAGGTATGCCTCGACGGCTTCCTCGAACAAATATCGTGCCTTTGGGCCGAGATCTCGATCGCGTTTCGCTTCGTTTTCTCGGTTCAGGCGGATTTCGTGCGCTGCGTCTTCGTCAGTTTCTCCCGTACTCTCGTGTACGCGCTGCTCACCTTCGTAGGTCCTGACCGTCCCGGTGAGCCACCAGAACCTCCCTCGCTTGTAGACCGTGAGCGCCATGACGATTTACTCCATACAAACAACTCGTCGATCTGCCTGGGCGAAATGAGCACCTTTTTATCGACATGGTAGCAGAGGCCGGCCTTGATGGCCTTCTCTCGAAGGGTGCGGGCAGACATGCGGATACCGCGCGCGGCGAACTGCTCTGACCAGAACTGCGGTGGACGGGCGACGGTCAGAATCTCTGGCGGCTGATCGTTCATGCCGCCGGCCCCAGCAACAGCGGCGGCATCGGCTCACCAGCGTATGCCGAAGCGATCCGTGAACGAACATGATCGCCAACCGTGATGCCGTCTGGCATTTGGATATGAGCGAGAAAGGCATCCTCGAATGTCTCGATGCCAGCTTCGACCGATTCAAGCTTCGCCTTGATGCAAAGGAACAGCGCGCGCCACCGTGAGCGGCAGGCTTGCTCCCATGCGTCGAGCGCTTGCTTGTCTGATCTCGCCCATCGTCCAGACGGCGTTTCAGTGAACTCTTTCGACTGACGATTCGGAAGCGGCAGCTTGAAGACGACACGCCGCCCTGACATCTCGAAAGCGATCATAGCCGCCTCGCTCGTCTCGAACGAAGCAAAGCTTGATGCGCCGTAGCGCCTGAGCGTGTGCTTGATCTCGCCTTCGGTCTTGGAAACGGCAACCGACGTGTTTTTGGCGTAAGTCATCAGATGATCTCCTCAGCAGCAAACGCAATCGCTCGATCCCATAGCTCCGGCGGCAAGTCCTCCCATTCCTTTCGGTGTTCCAGGCGTACGCGAACTTTGTCGGCTCCGTCACAGGCAATTCGGTTGCCCAAGTCTTCGACGACATCGTTCGGATTGATTTCGACACGATCAGCGAGCGTCAGACATTCTTCGCAGACGACTTCACCTTCAACAACCTGACCGCCGCAATCCGGATGTGTCTCGCATCCGCATCGCTCGCAGCAATGGCCGAGATTGGCTTCGAACCAATCGGCAGGGCAGATGCTGTTGGGGTTGCGCCCGTCCCAGATGGGAACCCGCGTCACAAAATCAGGATCGAATGTAGGATCGTATTCCTCGTCGTAACCTTGATCCGCCACCCATTCAGCGAATGCTTCCTCGGCGCTCCTGGCAAAAAAGGTCTGCCAGTCATATTCGCCGGGTGTGCCGACCACGTAGGCGAGCAAGGACGGCGTTTCTGCTGCCGCTGGTATTGGGAGTGGTAAAGACGGCAGAAGCGCTCCAGCGGCCACGGACGAGGCGCCCAGCAGCAAATTACGGCGTAAGATGTTCATGAGGTCACTTCCTCGTCAATTGAAGGCTCCAACCCGACGACGCCAAGCGCGCGCCGGTCGTATGGCCACTCTGTGGTTGGTATGACGACCACGGCCTCATTGTCGGGGTGGTAGTGCTCGAGGGCGTAGGCAGCGGCGATCAGGCGATCGTCTGGTGTGACGCTGATGCTGATCGATCCCCCTTCAACCTTCTGACGTTCCTTGGCTGCATCATTCCCGGCAAGCACGATCGATTTCGCTTCAAGCATCTCGGCGAGCGAGACGCCTTCCAGCGTTCCGATCTGCTCGCGATCCTTCAGGCCCATTTTGAAAAAGGCGCGGTCATTGATGGCAGAGATGATCTCCTGGGCGCGCTCTGGGGTCATCATTTGATCTCCGTGATCATGTCGCGCGCCGCGGCGAATACCTCGCTGGGATAAAACAACCGGCGCGTCGGCCGCGGTTCGCCTTCGTCATCGATGTCAATGAAGTGCCAATGGACGAGCTGGCATAGCGCGCTCCAGGCGCATTCCTCGTCCCACTCTGGCTCGTAGTAGCCGCTGACGGCACCGACCATGATAGTGCCTTTCCGGGGATGCGACGGCGGGTGCATGTATATCCAGCCGCGACCGTCGGCCGCCGGATTCTTGATCTCGCCCTGGATGATCAGATCAGCATGGACCGAACGGCCGCGCTCGAAATGCTTCCGCGCAGTGATGTAGCAACCGTGGTAGTTGTCGTGCTTCGCTGAGCGAAACTGCTTCCTGTCATCGCCGAGGAGCGGCAGGAGCGGCGCGGCGCGCTTGGAAAGCTTTTTGAGAATGCGGAGGTTCATGCCGCTCGCCTCCGCGCCCGAATGATCCTGCCGATCTGCATCATGGAGACTTCAACGGCTCCTGCGGAAACCGCCAGCGCTCGCTTGGAAAGCGCAATGTCGAAATGCTCGTGCGCCGTACCGGCCTTCTGGAGCCACCTCCGGTCGACAGCGATCAGGTCTGCCATCGCCAGAAGCTCGGCGGTGGTGTCGGCGACCATGTGGCACATCTTCATTCGGCCGTAGGACGCGCGCATGTTGTCGACAAATACTGTCATGAGGCGTTGTCCTCCAGGTATGTCGCCAGCTTTCGCAGGATGGTTGGATCGTCTTTCGCGTGACCGAGAATCAAGTTGCAGTGGTGGCAAAGCCAGCCACGAAACGCATTGGAGATATGACAGTGATCGAAACAAATCTTCCCGCCGGCACCGCAAACATCGCAAGAGATTGGCTTTGGCCGTCCCGCTAATTCTGCCAATTTACGTTGTCTGCGCTTCGCGTATGAGCGTCGCGCCAAAGCGTTTGCCTTTTCCCGGACTTCCGGCCGATTCTTGTTGGCGGCGAACCACTTTTGATGTCGTTTCATCGCGCCCTTGGGATCCTCCTGTCGCTTTCTGCGCTCACGATCCCTTATCTTTTGGCGGTTCCGTTCACGATAGCGCTGAACAGCCTCTCGGTTTTTACGGCGACGGGCCTCTTGCGTGCATTCGCAGACTGTCATTTCTGCCCCGCCATCGTCTTCTCATGCGCTTCCATGTGCTCGGGCAAAGCTCTGCCGCGAGAATCGTCCTTCTCGATCTCAGCCCATGGATAGCCTTCGCGAACCATCTGCCGATCGAGGCGCTGGTCCTCTTCACGAATCCTCGCCGCTCGCGCTGGCGACCGCACGCTGCCATAGAGATGATTGTCAGGATTCCAGTCCTGTCCGCTGATCGCCTCAACAAGCTTTATGAGTTCGTGCTGCCAGCGCATGTGACGGACGTGGATGAAACGATGATACCGGCCGGCGCAGTCACCGCGGAACCACACGAACCAAGCGGTGTCTCCCATCGTGTCGCCTGCGCTGTTCTTGTAGCGCATGTCGGCGACCTCGATGCCGATGTCCTCGAAGGACGTGAATCGCCCGTCACCGGCGGCAGCTTCGCCCAGCCAGAGCAACCAGTGCTTCGATGGCTGGCGGTCGAGCTGGTGCCATTTGAAACCGACGGCTTTCAGCCATTCCTCGGTGATGGGGAGAGAATCGCTCATGACCGCCACCCCAACAGGTCATATACCTCGAACCAGCGCCATTTTGGATCGTGCCGCCGCTGAATCGCATGGTAGGGATTGTGGCCCAAGGACACCCACGGCCGATCGCGCACGATCTGGAAATGCCACTCGCCGAAGCGAATGTTGACGAGGCAGTTGCTCATAAGAGGCTCCCCTGCGAACCTGCAGGACGCGGCCGAGATGGCTTTGCATCCTGCGGCAGCATCCACTTCGCGGGCGGGACCGGGCCATCGCCCTTCGCGAAGGGCAGCAGCTCGCGCCAGTCGAAGAAGCCGAGCCGGCCACCGACCGGGATGAATTCGACCGAGCGCGCGTCGGCTACGACCAGCCCCTTCGGTCCGAAGAACCAAGGGCTGTCCATTTCGGTTACGATGTCGATGATCGTGGCGATGCCGACGATGCCGCCGCGATGCAGTTCTGCCGCCGGCGGGCAGGTGAAGCCGCAATGCTTGAACCATGCTGCCGCGTCCTCGTATTCGTCGCGTGTCATGCCGCTGGAGGCGTGGATCGCGAAAGGGCCGCGGAAGTGGAGACCGGGATTGCCTTTCCGCCAGGATCGGTTCTCAACAGGCTTCCAGCCGAGAGCGAGAGCTGTCGCCCAAGGTTGGCGAACTGACAATGCAAAGTGCGGTAGGTCGATCATGATGCCCGCCTTTCCTGCCGAAATGGCTGTTCAAGAGCGAGCTTCGCGAAGTGGGCATGAATCTTTTCGGTGACGATCTCGACTGCCGGCTGACCACCGTTGCCGAAAATTCCTTTGACGAGTTCATCGGCCGCTCCAACTGGACCGAGCGGGCCAAGCGAAGGGTGATCCTTCATCTGGTGTGGGCCACGATCCCAATTGTCGAAGACCCGTTTCTGGGCGATTGCCAGCGCCTTCTCCTTCGTCATCGAGACGAAAATCCGCATCCCGACCGGCGGGACGAAATTCGGTATGAACACGTCCTCTCCCCAATCGGCATGGCTCATGTTGCCTGCGCCCGACCGCTTTCCGATGCCGAATGGCGACACACCATCCCGGCTGTTCCAGATCCATTCGATTTCGCCACCGTCGTCGCTGACGTATTTCATGAGCGCGTAGGCTTCGCCGAACTGGCGGGTGAGAATGCGATCCTTCATGCCGCGTCCCTCAATCCAGCCGAATGCAAGAACTGGAGCCATGCCCATTCGAGACACTTCTTGGCTTCGACCTCACAGGTCGACTTGCCTCCGGTCGGGCGCGATGTCCCATTCAGCCAGAAGCGCCAGCGCCAGTGGATTTCTTTACCGGCAGGCGGGAATACGGCGCCGATTACCATCTGATCGGATACGGCGAGACGTCGCCCAGCCGGGCATTGTGGCGCTTTCCAGTGAATCATGTTCCCCTCGACTGCGATTGCCGGACACTAACAAGTAACCAAATTGGTTACAAGTGAATCCTGCAAACTTATGCCTTGATGTTGGTATGCTTGGTAACGATATCAGCGCCCCCGTCGGCCCGAGAGTCGATCTCGGTCATGCTGGCTGCTATCTCCTCAGCCTTCGCCAGCTTGATATCCTTCGCATTGCCGCATTTCGGGCAGGCGGATCGGGACATGACCTTCGCTGCCTGATCAAGCCGCATCGGGAGATAAACTACTGGCCATACATGACCGCAGTCACAGCGGCCGTAGACGGCGTTCCCGGTCTTCATGCCATGTTCTCCACTATCTTGGTTGGCAGTTCATCAAAACGTGCAATCGCCCATTGGATGGCATGGCAACTCCAGATGAACTGATACGAATACTCCTCGAGCTCGTGGTCCCAGAAATCGACGAATTCCTGATCGCTGATATGGCATTTCCAGTCGAGCGCCTGCCTCACCGCTTCGTTGGTGGTGCTTGCTCCGAGGATGCCAGTCCACTCGTCGGCAATCGCCTCCCATGATCGGGCGCGATCTTCATCGCTGCCGAAGGTCCACTGAGCGAAGTCGTGCTCCAGGGCGGCCTTGTAGAGATCATGGCTGAAGGTACGGTGTCCGCCGTGCCTGTCGTGAGCTGTCAGCTTCTCGGCCCAATAGCCCGAGTTGATCCGCTCACCGCGGAAGAACTCGAACATGTCACGCAGCCGGGCAAAGACGAAGCTGCCCATGTCCCCGCTGATGCAGAGATAGCCCGGCCAGGTCGTGATGTTGAAATGGTAGGTGAAACTGCCGGATTGACGGAACGACAGGTGGCGAAACACCCCGTCCGCGTGGTGCACCGTCATCTGGTGGTTGGTGATGTTTTTCAGAAATGTCGCCTTCATGGCATCTTCGTTATCCAAGGTCACGTTACCACCTTTGGCCTTGCATTGTGTTCAACGCCATCGAGGAGCCGGCCGGCGCGGTGCTTGCCGACCTTCTCGATTTCAATGAGGCCCATGCCGGGGAAATCTCGGTTCTTGTCGCAATCGGCCTTGTTGATCACCTTGCCGGCGAGCGTTAGGTGCAGCTTGCTGCCGTGATGTTCCCAGCCCTTCGCAATCCATTCTCCATTTTGCTTGTGGTGAAACGGCACCCCGGCGGCGGCGCAGCGATCGCGAATGGCCCGAAACCAGCTAGGATGCGACGGCCGCGCTTTGTGCATTCCCTGATCGGTTTCGCCGCCGGTAATGACCCAATCAATCGAGGGAACATCGGCGTGCCCGATCAAATCCATGGTGCGTGCCAGAATGGTCGGGGTCCACGGCATGAGCGGACCAAGCAGCGGTTCGCATGACAGGAAATTGAATGCGGGTTTCAGACGGTCGGTAGCATAGAGCAGGTGCGGCTCGTTGAGTTCGGCGCGCTCCTGGTCCTCGATTGTTGTTCCGATCGCGGCGTTGCGTGGCCATGCGGAGCGCTCGCGAGGAAGCGTTGAAGTCCATCGCGTGCCGTCCTCTTTCAACCGCTGAGCCTCCTCGTAGAGTCGGACGATCAACTGCGGCCGCTTCGTCAACAGCAGCCACGTGAGGTTCGGCGTTGCGCGGATCAGGTCGAATAGATCACGTCGCCATTCCACGGGCACCTGATTGTCGAAAACGTCTGCCAGCGATGAGCAGAAGACGAACGGGCGCTTGCCGCTTGCCGCTGCCTTCCGGTCCCACGCCTTTGGCTTCGACCAGTTGCCGGGGGAAGTCCGCACGCGCGTGCCGTTGCCCTTTCCAGGCGCGCCCCACTGGACGCGGCCATACCGCTTATCCATCAGGGCCTCGGCATAACAGCCGTCGCAAGCCGGCGAGACTTTGGTACAGCCGATCCACGGATTAAAGGTGGCGTCACACCATGAAATTGCGGTGATCTCACCCATGGCTATGCCGCCTTCTGTGCTTCGGCATCGGCTTCGACCTCGATGAAGCCCGAGACGACATACAGCACGTCGAACCGATAGCCGGGGTTGGACTTGGCGAGGATTCGCGCCTGTTCCTCGGCGGCTTCCTGACTGCCGTATTCATACGGCCACTGCGACGGGCGAATCCTGTTCGTGCCGTCGCCACGGCGGAAGACGAAAAACCCGCCGCCGATGACCTCGCCCTTCCGAGCCTTCCTCGGGTCTTTCAGCCACCCGCCGTTTTTGTTTATCCCTGTCATTTTCCTCTCCTGTGGTAGGGTTACGCTGCCATGCCCGCGTTTTTTGCGAGTTCCTTCCGGGTGACGCCGATCATTTTCGAAATGACGTCCAGTGTCCGATCCTTGCTTTCCTGAAAGGTCTTCCTATCCATCGCTCGGTAGGACTGGCTCTTGGCCGTGAATCGAGTGACGGTGCATTCGTGGACGACGATGACGGCAAACTCGTCGGTCGGCTCCATAAACGCAGCGACACGCACTGCATCTTCTGGCGTTTCCAGAACGACAGAATGGCTGTCGTGGTATCCTGCCTTGATCAATGCATAGTGCCGAAGATGTTCGGTCGAAGGGAACCGATCATGGTACTCGGGAAGCTGGAGCCAGCATTCTTTGATCTGAGCGAAATAGTGCCTGTGGCTCTCGCCGGATCGATCTGCGGCCTCAGTGAGGCGGTATGTTTCACCAATGACGTAGATCTCGTCGGCGCGCTTGGCCTGATGCGGATTTGCTGGAATGAAGCAATCGCCCATCCACTGGAACAGGATTGGGCTGGCGCTCATTGGAACAATCCCGGCAGCCAGCGGAGAAGCATGTTGAAAAGCATCCCGGCTGCAAACCAATGGCCCTTTGCCGCAACCGCTTCGACGATCCGAAGCTTCCTCGACTTGGGCTGTTCGGGCTCGACCTCAGGTTCCTTCTTCTCTGATTTCCCGAGATCCTTCCAATGTTCGATCGGCAGAACGTAGGCGCCGGCGCAAATATCGGCGATACGCTGTAAACGCTTGGCCGCCTCAAAAGGCCCTTCCAGTCTTGTCATGCGGCGGGCTGACGCCTCGATCAGTTCACTGCAGAACAACGTCGACGCTTGTTCCACCTGCGGATCAACTTGATTTCTGGCGCTGAAGAAACTGTCGGTCATGCCGCCTCCGTGAGGCTGGCAAGCATCAAAAATGATGCCCAGGCTCTATCCAGTGCGATCTTTGCAGCGAGTTCTGTCGGTTCCTGCCCTGTTGTTGCGCAGACTTTGCCGTTCACCCACAAGCGCCATCGCCATTTGTGCTCCAGGCCGAGTGGCGGAAACACAGCACCGACGTCGATGTGTCCAGACACAGCAACTCGTCGATCGCCATCGTAGGATGGAGTGCGCCACTTGATCATACCGTGCGCTCCACACCCGGCACGTCGCCGTTATAGGGAGCAAATCCACGGAACTGGATGCCGGTATGCAGCAATTCATCCCATCTTCCGTCGCTGTCGCGATAGATGATCCGCTTCTCCCCGTAGTAGGCGAGGCATTCGCTGACGACGCGCTCGGCATCGTTCGTGACACTGGGCAGGTCGTCACGGCAATTGTCGGTAATGAACACGAAACCGGGCGTCACGGCCCATTCGGAATAGGACGCGTGCTTCATCCGATCTTCCTCCTGCTCTGCATCGGGCGGCTGGGCCACTTTCGCTTGCGCTTGTTCTGGCCGGTCTTGCCCTCCAGTCGCCTGGTCTTCGCGATCTCAGGAACGTCCTGGCTCGCAGTCTTGTCGGCATGGGTCGCCTTGTTCAGCGCGACGATGTAGTTGAGGTCGCAGGAGGCAGGGACCGTATCCTGCGTTTCAGGGTCCCACCGCCGACGCTGCAAAGCTGGCGAATGGTCGAAGTCGACGCCTTCTTTGAGCGGGTTGAGACGCGCGCCGCCCGGCTCCCTTCCACTCTGCCTGACGATGATCTCAATCTTTTCCCTGGTGGTTAGCGCGCGCGGCCGCCAGCCTTCGGGCGGACCGAAGACCTTGGCGCCGTGATCTGGAGCTATGGCGACACGCGAAGCCATGTCAGCCAGCCAGCAATGTCTTGGCTATCGCAGGCGATTCCTCCTGCGGTACCGGCTCCGGCTCGTAAGCGCGGATTCGGTCGACCAAGGCTGCGAGTTCTTCGTTGAATATAGCCACGGCGCGCGACATCTCGGCGATGTAGGTTTCATCGCGATAGGCGCGCTTAATGAAGAACGGCATACCGGGCCAGTAGACCGCTATGTCGATCCATTCTCGTTCCGCGACCCACAGGGCACCCTGACACTGAGCCTTGTGCTCGGGCGGGAAAGTCCCCCGCTCGATGCACTCGATCACAAGATCCGGCAGCTTGGACTTGATCTCCAGCATGCCGTTCTGGCCAACCAGCGAATCCGGAGAGCAACCCTTTTCGCCGTTGCGGATGAAGCCGACCTGCTTGACCTCGGCGTTTGTCAGGAAGGCGTATAGTTTGCGGGCTTCCGGCTCCACGGCATGGCCGCGTTCCATGTGGGAATTGGTGTACCCTTCTGTCGGCTTGCCAGTGATGACTTCGCCGGCCAGCTGGCGCATGTATTTCGCGCGGGTCTTACTGGCGGCTCCGCCCACACCGGACGCCATGACGGTAGCAAACATGCTGGCTGTCGCAATGCCAACTCGGCAGGCGTACCATTCAGGCGTACCCTGATCACAATCGAAAACCTGCATGGTCAACGGTCCTGCCCTCCCGTCTGGTGATTACGATGGCCGTAGGTGCGCAGGTTCTGGACGGCATGATCGAACCGTGAGGCCGGCAGATCGGGGATGGCCTCGATGTCGTAGACCTCGCAGAACTTTGGGGTCCACGCGCCGACTTCCTCGATCAGTCTCTGGAGTTCCCTGACCTGTTCCTCGCTGATCGGGCCATCTCCAGCCCGTCCATTGGCGATGGCGTTCCCGTCGTTGTCATCGCCAGTCGAGATGTTGAACAACATGCAAAGCAGGTAACGGCGCCCATAAGTGGCTGTGCTGCCAAAGGCTTGCGTTCCGGTCTTGTTGACAGTCCCCTTCGCTCCGGCACCATCGACCGGGATGCCGGCAATGTCGCTCTCGACATGACCGCCCGAATGGCTGATCTGCCACTTGATCTGGAGTTCGCCCAACTCATTGTAGCCGCACGGCTGAAATGTGACGCCGAAACCATGCGCGTGAATGATCGGCATGGCCTGTTCTTCGATAGCGGCAAGGTCGGCATAGTTCGATTTTGTATGGGTATTCCGTTGGTTCCGCGTGACGACCGGCAGTTCTTTTTGGCAAGCCGACATGGCCGCGAAATAGGCATTGCGCGCAGCAATCGCTGCGTCTTCCCGAGCCTGCAGGCGAGCGCGATCCTGCGCCTCGTAGTACATCGCGAAGACCTTTTCGGCCCGTTCGACCGGGAGACTCGGGTCCATCACAAGGCGCGACAGGATGGAAACAACCGGGTTGTCGCTTTCGGCCGCAGGTCGGGGCGCTACGGCCCGGTTCTGCGGTTCCTGAATATCAAGAGCGGTGCTCATCGTGTCGGCTCCTAAAATTTCATTGTGACGTGCGGGATCTCACCGGCGATGATCGCCAGCACGATTTTCTTGGCCATGGGTTCGCCTGCGCCCTGCGCCATAAGTGCGGCCTTAGCCTCGCCCATGATCTTTCCTCGATGCTCTCGGTCGGCGGCGCGCTCCTGGTCCTCTCGGCGGCTGCGCTCCAGCGCCTCAAGACGCTCGCGTTCCTCTCGCTCGGCTTTTTCACGGACGGCCCTTGCTTCGGCCTCGGCGCGGTCGATAGCATCCTGCGCCTTGCGCCGCTCTTCCTCGCGGGCTCGCTCAGCCGCGGCTTCCTCGCGGGACTTCTGCTCCGCCTTTTCACGCTCCCGGCGTTCCTGTTCCAGGCGCTCATGTTTGGCGGCTTCGGCGGCGAGACGGTCTTTCTCCATCCGCTCGGATTCCAGACGATCGCGCTCGGCCTTTTCGGCGCGCAGTTTTTCCAGTTCGATCCGATCGGCTTCGGAACGCTGATGCGCCTCATAGGCGGCTTTCACCTTGTCGAGAGCGATCCGATGCGCCACGCGCGCCTGATCCTCAAACTCGCCAAGCTCCGAATTGATGACGATTTTCTCTTCGAGTTCACGAAGCAGGATCAGGAAAGGCTGGGGCTCGCCGCCGATGAAACCGTTGCCGCAATCCTCAATCGCCTTGAGGATCGACTTGCAGTATTCGACGCGCGCCTCTTCCTGTTTCTCCCAATTGGTGAGCGGCTTGCGCGCCTCATCGGCGAGCGCTTCCATATCCTCACGAACCTGCCGGCGCTTTGCATTGACCGCATTGATCTGCGCGCTCGCGTCTTCATTGAGCTTCTTGCCGGCAGCATCGATCGCGGTCTTCTTTTTCGTCACCGCATAGGCGCGTGAAGCGATTTCCTTGCGGCTGGCGGCAGTCGACAGATCCGGCTCAAATGCTTTGATCTCGGCGGTGAGTTGACCGAGGAAGCGTGCATAGAGGTCGTCATCGATCAGCAACGCTGATGGGTTCGTCTCGACGATCGACGCGATATCGGGACTTTCGATGTGTTTGTTCACTGGTCTATTGCGTCCTTCTGCGTTTCACGTGTAACCAAAATGGCACCTTTTAGCGCAAGCGAAAGCTCGCCTCGCACAGTGCCCGCTGTGGTAGGAATTGCCGGCCGAACAGGCGCTTGGGCAGGGGACGAGCCCGTTCGGCCGGAAACGCGCAGATACTCGATACTGGACAAACCGAAGGAATATGAGGGAACGCGGTTGCATCGGTTATTTCCTTCTACGCAAGAAGGAATGTAACCAAAATGGCGCTTAATGCAATAGGGGAACCGGTGTGGTTACAAAAGAGATGAAAAAAAATCCATCAGATTGTGGAAATCTTTAGCTTGGCGCGGCCAAGTATGCTGATTTCGTCAGCGCTGAAGGTTTCATCGGGTACTCCGGGCATGCCTGAGCGTGCAATGATCTCACCCGTCTTGGTAATGACAAGTAGTCGGAGCTGCGGTGAGCCGTTGAAGTCCACGCTGTAGATGCCAGGGTTAGTGGCGGTTCGTATCGAGGTATCAAGGATTACAAAGTCACCACGTTTTGCTACCTCGCCGGGTAGATCGGACTCGACGATCATGATTTCGAAGTGATCGTGTGAAATTCCAGGCAGGATGCGAGATAGCAAGGCTCTGTCGATCGACATAGCCGGCATATCGGGTTCTTTGAGTTGGCTTTCAGACACCTCGTGGATGTTGATCGCGCGTTCCTTGAGTTTCGAAATGTCGGCTTTGTACAAGTCGAACGGAGAGCAGCCAAGCGCGGTGGCTAACTTGCGCGCCCACTCCATCGTCAGCTTTCGCTGGTCTTTCTCAAGGCGCCCGATTTGCTGCTTTGTCGCACCCACACGCTTGCCGAGTTCCTCCTGCGTGAGGCCGGCATCGAGACGAAGGCTCTTGAGCATGTTCTTCATGCTTCGCCATTAGCTCAAAAATATCCACAGGGGAACCAGACTGGTTCTTGACAAGTAGCCAAATTGGTTACAAATCAGATCCATGGATATTGTTCATCCCCTGAAGATTTGGCGCAAGGCAAATGGCCTTTCGACCATTGAGGTTGGCAGACGTCTCGGCTGCACACGGCAAACTGTGTGCCGCTATGAGGCTGGAACCCGAATTCCTGAGCGTTCTGTGCTCGACCGGATCATTATCATGACTGGCGGTTCTGTGACCGCAAACGACTGGGTGGGAACCCAGGCGTCTCAGGTTCTGTCTGGTCAGAGCGCGGACAAGGAGGCTGCTGATGCTTCTTCGGCGAACGCAGACTGATCCGAGGTACGATCAACAAGTTTCCCCGGTGCGAGCGAAGCGCATCGACACGCTCAACAACTCCCCATCCCGCGAGGCCAAGCGGTTCCCAGCAGTCGTCAATGTCGTGCGTCATTCGCAGCCTCCTTGTCACGGCGGCGAAACTGGCACGGAATCTATCGGAGGTGTCCAACAGAACGTCCGAGATTCCCAACAAGCCGTTCCTTCTCCTGTTTTTCGTGAGGAACCGATGCAAAACATTGCGTACGAATTGCAACAAATGGTCTTTCAGGCTGCGGGTACGATCCACCCAGGAATGTCAATCAAGGCGCAGTTGAACGCCGCTTGCGACAATCTTGGCTATCCGCGCGGAAACTGGCGCGTGCGAGAAGCATGGTATGGCACCGCCGGCAACTGGCGCGGTGAAGCAATCTTCGACATGATCGGCCGCTACAATCGGCTCGTCCAGAAACGTGCTGCTGGGGGGCGCGGTAATATGGCTTTGCCGCCTGCAGCCAACGATCCTTTCACCAACCTTTGTACATCCGTGGAGACTACCTGATGAACGCGGCTTACGACGCCTATTCACCGCGCGTTCCATCGAAGGCGCAGAAAGCTGCAGCGAAAGCCGTCACCGATCCGCGTGGTCGCGATCCCTCTGATCGTGCAACGGGCGAGATGTTCGATGATGAAGAGACTGGCGCGGCGGCAGCGCAAACCATTGCTGCCGGCCAACTCCGAGCCTTCATCGAGCGCATCGAACGGCTTGAAGAGGAAAAACAGACCGTCGCCGACGATATCAAGGACGTCTATGCCGAGGCAAAGGGCACCGGCTTCGACACCAAGGCCCTGCGCGCCATCATCCGCCTGCGCAAGAAAGATCAGGCCGAGCGCCAGGAAGAGGAGGCGATCCTCGACCTCTACAAGGCCGCTCTCGGGATGGAATGACGTACATTTACCGTGGGCTGATGATCCCCGGCCCATGGTTTCGTTCCCGGCAACAAAAGGGAGGCTTGGGAATGAAAGAAGATACACGATCGGCATTTGCCAGAGAGGTCGAGTTGATCCTTACTGGTCTATGCACGGTAGCAAGGAATGAAGGGGAGGAGGCAGCTGAAAGGCTTGCCAGAGCCCATCTCAGTGCATCTGTTGCGTTCCTGGAAGAAACATCAGGAAACGAACGAACGTTGCAAATCCTTGCTTCCACGATCGGCGCAATTCGGCCCACGCGTTCGGGCCATAGTTGATCGGCATACCATTTGTACTTCGTAGGAATGCCGCTCTGTCACAGTTGAGAGAGCGACATGAATGACACAAAAGCGTGGACATGGCGCCACGCCATAACGAGGTCAGGACTGCCGCCGACCACGCGGCATGTCTTGCTCACCGTTTCCCTGTTTATGAATGAAGTTGGCGGTGGCTGTTACCCAACTCAGAAGCAGCTTGCCGAAGCCACAGGCTTGTCGGAGCGTGCGGTGCGCGAGCATCTCGACGTTGCGCAGCGGGCCGGATGGATTCTGCGCTCGGAACATGGCTTTCGCGGACAGAAATGGCGCAATCACGAATATCAGGCGTGCTGGCCGGACCCACAAAATGTAGAAAAAGGTGCGGAACCAGATGCCGGTCCTTTTTTGGAAGGTGCGGAACCTGACGCAGAAAGGTGCGGAACGTCACGCCAAAAGGTGCGGAACGTGGTGCCGCCTACCAGTCCAGACACCAATCCAGATACCAGTCCACCAGACGCGCAAGCGCGTGGGGGTGAGGATCAATTCGATATTTTGTGGTCTGGCTGGCCGAAGGATCAGCTTCCCGACAATCAAGGGTCCGCCCGTAAGGCGTTCCTTGCCTTGAGCGTCGAGGATCGTGAGAAAGCCGTTTCCGGCGCCGACCTCTATCGGCAAACGATGCTCAAGCGCAGCAAACCTCGCCGGATGATCCCGTATCTCCGCGAGGCGTTATTCCTCGATTTCCACGACAACCCGACCATCGATAAGGACGGCGATTTCGTCTTCAAACCGGGTCATCCAGAATGGTCTGCATGGCTTGGAGTCATCCGACGCGAATACGGCGACGCAGCGGTTCAGCGGGCTGTGGCTCGTGGGTTTCTGTGCCGGAAAACAAGGTGGCCCGAGGGCTATTCGCTTGACCAGAAAGTAACCAAAATGGCACCTTACAAAAGTGATTTGGTTTCGGAGCCGGTAACCTCGGGCGCGCAATGACAAGCCTCTTTCGTGATAGTCCGCGGGACCTTGAGAAAAGGATCGATCGATTGATCGAACACTTCCGCCATGCGGAAAGCATCTTCTTCGTACAGGCCAAGCGTGGTCTGCCGACGCCTCGTGACCTTCTCTGGATATTGATCACCGATGCGGTGCGCACGGCACAGCATATGCCGGATCTGGATCGTGCCGCCGTGTCTCGGGTCGGTTCAGCCATGCCGGCGGCGCGCGATACCGAAAGCGATGCTCACCAGCGTCAGCTCTCGCGGCTGATGGACGGCATGCCAGAATATGACGCAACAGGCGTTCGCGTCGTGGTTCACGAAACCGACGTTGATCGGATGGTCGACATACTGGACCTGCTTCGTTTCGTGGTCGGAGGCCACAATGGCAGGGACGTGTTGCGGATGAAGCGATGCGTTGTAGCACGTGCTGCCGGACTGACTATCGAACAGTGCGGTCGCGTCTACGACAAGCATCGTCAGGGCTTCGACCGAAGGGCGATGTGGGACATTCGCACCCGTGTCCTTGGACAGATTTTGGCGGGGATTGAGCGTGAATTTGGCCTCGTCCGCACGAGCAGGTCGTTTCGTCGCCTCACAGTTCGGGAAATCGAACAGCGCGCCAAGGCCCGCAAGCACAGGGAGGCTGAGGCAAATGCGGAATGACGTCGCTATGCCGCGTGATGTCCTTCGCCGCCGGAAGATCGGTGGTTATGCCGCGCTTTGCGCCATTGGCATTGATGCCGAACCGGGCGTGTTCCGTGTAGGCGCAGTCGAAGACGTCGAAGTTCTGCTGTCCCGGCTCCAACTCGGAACTTGGCATGATCTCCATTTTTCCCGGCTTCTCTGGACGCCGGGTATTGAACTGGCGCGCACCGTAGCGGCCGACGCTGAGAAGTTCCTGTCCGACATCGGCGCGCATCTTGGAAGGCACTGGTATCGAACCGATCTTGACATCATCGATGACTTGTTCACGGCAGGGATAACCAAGCTCAACGCCAAGGCTTGGCATCCTCACGAATTGCTGGCCCGTCTTCAGACCCAGGCCAACCGCGAAGCAGATCGCTTTAGCGAGGGGGTCTTTTAGATGTTCCCAACAGCGGACCAGATAGCTATCGCTGTGGTGAGAGCCTGCCGACTGACAGGCAACGACCCCATTCGCACCGTATCGTTTTCAGAAACTTCCCGAGGCCGCTTCATCGCAATGGCGGCGCTACTCGAAGCGTTCCCTGATGCTCGTCGGATTGGACTTGGCCAATGCTTGCGATTTCCGACGCCTCGCGCCAGCCAGGCTGCCGTCATCACCGCCAGGAAACAGAAATGGTGGCGCGACGATTGGGTTGACGAGATTGTCGGCGTTCTCGTCAGCGATCAATACGATGATGAAGACGGCGAAGCGTCTGAGCCGAAAATCGTGGCAGCGCCTGCGCCCAAAACTGTATCGCTGCAACCAGAAATCCACTTCGACCAAACCGAGCGTCGGCTGATCTCCCGCATGTGGAGCAAGGGCGCCAACGCGGCATGTATCGGCGCTGCTATAGGCGCCGATGGCGACATGATCCGCATGTTCGCAAAGGCCAACCCTCACATCTGTCCGGCACGAGGTGAGGTATGAGCATCATCGTTCGCCTTCTCCGGATTTCCCGCCGCCTGCGCCGCCGCGCAATCCCGCGCGTCGTCTGCACTGGCATCACCATGAGGATAGATCATGTCAAAGGTTAAACTCCGCGCCGTCACCGACGAAAACCTTGATGTCGGACTCGATGATACCTTCGTCGAGGAAGCAAAGACTGAAATCCAGACACAGCATTCCGAGCCGAAAACCGTTCGGGAAATGGTTGGTGTAGCGGCTCGCACGCTCAAGCGCTGGATCGAGGAAATGCGCTCGGCCGAGGCTGATTTGGAAGCGGACAAGGCGGCAGCTACGGCCGAGTTCGAGAAGACCGTCGCAGATGCAAGGAACCTCATGGAAGATCGGCACACAAAGGCCGACCTCGACCTCAAGCAGCTTCGGGAGACGATGAAGTCTTTGGAGCCGGCCCGCGCCGATCTTGCGGAGAAGGTCTCCTGAAATGAATGACCGCGGTGACCCCGAAGACATCTGTGCCGAAGACTACGAACTGGAATCCTTCCGGACCGATAGCGGCGCGAGCATCATCCACCTGTGGCTTATCGTCTTCGGGATCCTGCTCGTTCTTTGCGTCACGATATTCTGGTTCATGACCGCAAGCGAGGCGCACGACGCGACGGCCGAGCGGAGCTACGCCATCGAATGTTGTCCCAACCGGGACTGTGGCCAGGTTCCGGCAGACTGGATTTCGGGAGGGCCGGACGGAGTCCGCATCATCCCAACCGGCGAGGTCATTCCCTATTCGGATACCAGGATCAAGCAAAGCCCGGATGGGCAGATCCATTGGTGTCGACCGCCGGAAGTCCCGTCGCCCCGTACGATCTGCATCTATCTACCGTTGGGAGGAGCGTAGTGGGCAAGCGATCGTCATTCCCCCGCAGGCCGCAAGACGCCTATGACACGCCGGCAGACGCCGTCCCCGCGCTGATCCCGCATCTGGTCGGAGTTCGGACCTTTGCAGAGCCATGCGCGGGCAACGGTTATCTGATCCGTCATCTTTCTCACTTCGGACTCGAGTGCATCTATTCCTCCGACATCAAGGAAGGCGTGAACGCGCTCGACGTGAGTGATTTCGGCAAGGTTGATGCTGTGATCACCAACCCGCCATGGTCGCGGGACGTACTGCACGCGATGATCCTGCATTTCCAGGCCATTGCTCCGACCTGGCTCTTATTCGATGCTGATTGGGCCTACACGTCTCAAGCAGGTCCCTTCCTCGACCAGTGCAGCCACATAGTCGCTGTTGGCCGCCTGAAATGGATCGAGGGCAGTAAGCACACGGGCAAGGACAATGCGGCGTGGTTCCGCTTTCATGCCCAGCACGTCGGTGGACCGAAACTGATCGGTAAAAGGTCAAAAACCGAACTGGCGGTGGCGGCATGATAGACGATAGAGCCAAGCTCGATATGGTTCGAGCATCGATCATCGCCAAGAGAACCTGGCTGGATAGTTTCTCCAGAGGGAGGAAGAAGCGCCCCGACCATGAGATCGAAAAGCAGAGGCATGACGTCTTGGTTCTTCTGGCTATCGAGGAGGACTACGTCGCAAAGGTCGAGAGGCGCGGATGAGACACACACGCTCGTCCGCCGAAGTCGAGATCCGAGACGCAGTGGTGAAGCGTTTCCGTGAACTCTGGCCTGACGCTCGCATCATACATGAAATGAACGTCGAGCACGGATCAAGTCGCGCCGATGTTGTCGCGGTCCAGCCTGACCGCCTCTGGATATGTGAGATCAAGAGCAAAAAGGACAAATTGGATCGTCTCTCTGGCCAGATCGCCGACTTCGGTCCGTGTTGTCATGGCATGATCGTTGCTGCGCATGAGAAATGGACCAAATCTCCGGGGATGGAGACCATGAAACACGGCATAATCAGGCAGATTCAATCACCGCTGAGCCTCGCGCTGGCCGGAACGCGTCGCTGTTATGATATCTGGGAATACCCAGAGCCGAACAGGGAAAGTCGTTGGCGCAACTGGTCCGAGCCATACCGAGCCGAAGTGCCTTGGTACCATCGAATGCTGATGTTGCTCTGGGCTGATGAAATCCGCTCCGTCGCCAGTGAGCATCGCGTTTCATGCGACCGCCGAACGCCGGCCTACAAGCTAGCTCCCGAGATTTCGCGCTTGCTTAGCGGCAAAGAAATTGAGACGGCGGTCTGCAAAATGCTGCGTGCCCGCGAGTTTGCGGAGGCTGACCCACCAATGGCGGATGAGGATAGCTCGGCCGCCGCTCGCCCCAATCTTTATCGTCAGGAGTCCATGCTTTGAACGGATATGAAGCGCGCGGTGTCTGGACCGGCTTGTATTGGCGTGGCGAGTTCAGGTGCGCAGACCAGGGGGATTTCCGCGTCGTGCAGATCAACGGCAAAGAAGGTCGTTTCGAGAGCAGAGAGACTGCCGAACTTGCGGCGCACAAGGCGCTCGCCGGCTATATGAACGGCAACCTTGTCCGTTTCGGTGGCTCCGTGTCCTTCAAAGAAGCGGCTAAGAATGCAGCGGATCAGATCTTTCGCAAAGGCGGCAAGGTCATTCCAGTGGAGCGGCGATCATGAAAGGCTTTCGAGAAGGATGGGCGGTCAAGGGTTCTAGCGCCATCGCTCACTATTTCCGGCGCCAAGGCGTTGGGATCGCCCGATCTCTGTGCGGCTCTCAGGATGCGCCTGCAGGATGGCTGCTCGCAGCCGGTCAAACGACGTGCTGCGAGCGGTGTGCCAGGATACGTGATGGGGAAGTCGCAAAACAGGCCGAGAAATCGACAGGGGACCCCCAGAGCGAGTGCGGACACTCTTTTGAGGGTGATGGAGGGGATTGCGCCTGACGCGCCTTGGCGGTCTTCTAGGGGCGAAATTAAAATGCCCGCCGCGAGGACCAGTCGCGACGGGCCGCTGCCCACGGAGAAAGCAGCGTTTTCCTTAACCCATTATCGAGGCGCCATCAGCATTACTCACGACGACCTCCCGGAACTTCCGCGATCCATCCGCATTGACGGCGATGCAAGAACGCTTCGAGCCTGTCACGATCATGCTGACCGTTGGCCAGATGCGAAACGTCACCTCCGTCATCGAGGTTGGCGAGGCGCTGCTTGACGCCAGATGGCCGGATAAGAAAAGCCAGGTCTACAAGGAAGCGGTTTCGGCCTGCGTGGCGTGGAGTGAAGGTCTTGCCACGCTCGAGAAGGTCCGTGAGGCGTTTCGGGATGCGGCCGCCGTTGCCGATGTGCTGATCAGGTAGCATCGTCGGCCTCCGGGAGATAGGCGCGAAGCAAGTCTATTTTGGCTTGCAGGCTTTCGATCTCAGACTGGAGCAGGTGCGGCGCAGCGTCCGCTATGCGCATCAATGTCTCCGCTGTCTCCTTGTGCGTGAAGGGACGTGCCGTCTCATGATGAAACCCTCGCAAAGCCGTCTGAAGCGAGGCATCATTGAGAATGTCATGGAACTGCTGTTGCTTAGGTGTCATCACGCGCTCCTTCTGCTTCGAGGGAGCGGAAGAGGGCTATCAGGAGGGCGATTGCGCCATTAGGTGATCCTGCCGGCTCCATTTCCCGCATGTAGTCGGTGCTGAATAGCAAGCGGCGCGGGCTGCTGATGCGCGCGATCCAGAGGCCGTTGTAACCTTCGAAAACGCTACGCTTCCACCCCGGCCTTACCCGCTCCACCAGCGCAACGGCTGCGTCGAGGCTGGCGGTGATTTCCGGCACGCGCATGCTGTTCATCAGCACGAAAGCGCCGTCTCGCTCTATGAGCAGAGTCTCCCCCTTGATCTGCTTACGTGTTGCATGGAACCATGCGCGGTCCTTGCCGGGAAATCGCAAGCCTAAATTCCATGAGGGCTGGTCATCAAGGCGGATGTAGCCAATAGGACCGCCATCCTCCTTGTGCTTGCCGACCGGCGAAGCGAAGAGATCGAACACGATTTCAGCATCCACCTCCCGATCCGACCCCGTCAGATTCTCCAGTCTCGCAATAAGGTCAGCGGTCATGGCTGGCTCCTTCGGTGGCGTGCTGGATGCGAACGCGAACGCGAACGATGCGGCATCCCTGCCGATAGGCTCGTTTCCAGCCCTGCCTTTCCGTCTCATCTTGACGAGCCCAATGTGCCCCTAAGTACTCGATAACGGCGGACCTTGTGTAACGGACGCTATTAGTAATTATGAACGGGTGCGGGCTTCCATTGCTCCAGGCAGCAGCCCACGCTAGTTCGTCTCGATAGATCGGATCGCCCATTTCACGCGCCTCCCTTCGGCCGAGCGGAGAGCGGAGCGGCGGTAAATGCTTTCACTGGTCCGGTTGCTGGGATAAGCGCGCGCCCTAACTCTCCGCGAACGACATATACCTCGTCACCTCTCGCCAGCTTGACCGGGATGCTTTCATTCTGGATGCCGTGGCCGCAACCGCTGTGTTCTCCGATCAGTTCCGCCAGCAGAGATTCATGGTTTTCTCCAAAGCTGACCTGTTCGCATGGGCCACCTCCGCAGGTGCATGGCTTTTCGGCCCACATGCATTCCGCCCCAGCTTCCACAGCTTCCACCTCTCCAGCAGGAACGATGCTGAAGCCGGCGGCTGTGAGGGCTGAGATGATGCGATCCGTCTTATCGAACATGCCGCAATCGCATGGGCCGCGTTCGGCTATGAAACCTGATGCGCGGCAGGCCGAACTATGGCCGCCTGGATTTAGCTCGCGCGCTATCGCGTCTCTGGCTGTCATGGTCCACCTCCCACATCATCGATGATCGGCAGGTGCTCGGATTTCCAGAGCGCCCATTCGATAATCTCAAGTCCGCAGTTATCTGCGAGGCCGCGCTCGGTGGTGGCACCCTTTGAGTCCTGCCAGCCAGGCAGGAGAACGATTGTGTCGGCTCGGTTACAGATGAAATCGCAATACTCCGCAAACGCTCGCCTCTTTGGGAAAACGCCTTCCGTCCAGCAGAATTCACGCGGGTTGTAGACCTCGTGGCCTTCCGCGCGCAGCGCAGTTGCTACGCTCATGAATAGCGTGTGGTTTTTCTCTGGCATCCCGGAGATCGGACCGCTCAAGTAGATCACGCGCTTCGCCATCTACTCGCCCTCCCGCCTTGCCGGATTTGCGAGGGCGCGGATCGCGGCGGCGGCTTTGTCAAAGCACCACGCGGTAGTCGCGTCTTCCTTTTCGCCACGACTGATTTCGGTGGGATCAGCCGGGCGCTGTACTTCGCACCGCTCCCACATCGCGTTGGCGATCTCGGAAAGGTGCTTCGCCGCTTCCTCCAGCGCCTCCCGCCTTGCCTCTGCGTCGGCAGGGGCGGGGATGGATGCGGAGAGGGCGGCGCGGGCACGCTCTATGTGATCCTCGGCTTCCTCGAGCGAATTTTGGTCTTGGCCGTATCCTGGCGTTTTGACGGCGTGATCGAGAAGCTCGACGAGCTTCTCCAGCATACCGGACAACCGCGCCTTGTCTGCGGCAAGGGCGTCGCGCTCGATGCGGGTGGCATGAAGCATTTCCTCGAAGTTATCCCGCTCGTTTTCGACGCGGCTGATCTCCGCCCGCGCCTCGGCAAGCTCGCGCTCACAGGAGGGGGCGGATACCACCACAGAGCGAATGCGCTGATCGTAGTCGGCTTGCGCGGCGGCTTTTGCGGCTTCTAGATCGTCACCGGCTTGACTGAATTTTCCTGCTTTTCCATTCCGTGTAACGCGCCAAGCGCCGCCTGCGTATGCGGTGTAAATCTCTCCGAACAGTGTTACCGCGTCGGCATCGCCGTTGCGATATTTCCCCCAATCCAGCGGCTCCACCTGTACCGGCTCGCCCCCGGCGCGGAGGGCGGCTTCGACTGCATCGATCTGCGCGACCATCCAACCTGGCTTCGCGTTCTCGGCTCTGCTGTCGAGCCAGATGCGCGCGTCCTTCACGAATTTCGCTACGGCGTCAGACATCTCCACCCTCCTTCGCGAGGGTGGAGCGGGCGACGCTGACGAGATCGTCATAGAAGCTCCACGGATCACCGGCGGGGTTTTCAGGCCGCCCCTCTGCGATGTTTGCGAGCGCCGCCTCCAGTTTCTTCACCCGTTCTTCTGCTGCCTCTGCGCGGGCAGAGAGAGCGAGGAGAGTGGTGGCGGCTTCGTGCTGGATAGGTGACGTTTCGAACCTTCGAACGAACTCGTTCGGGTTGTCGGGCTCTTCACCGGAGCCAACTGCCCCAAGGCCGTCCGTGATCGGTATACGATAGATCCCGCGCAACCGGTCCACCAGCCCAGCCACAACCCCGTCTCGCGCAGCGTGGGTGAGGTAGGCGGTTATGGCCGCGTCCAGTGCAGCGCGTTTGTCGAGCGTGGAGCCGTGATAGAGGGACCAAGCTGCTTCCAGCGACTTCGGGTCGAGGGTCATCGTGATACGCTCCTGTCTTTCGAAAAGTATGGGCAGGCCATGTTTCCCTCACATGAGCATCGTGCGGGCGTGAGCCTCGCGAAGCTGCGCTTCCATTGCCCGCGCCGTGCGCGAGACCTGGGCAAGCGTGTCGGCCAAATGATCGGCCCGGTTCGGGTCCACCGTCTTGATTGCGATCAACTCTCCGTCACGGAAACCGGATGCAATTGCCGACACGATCCGCTCCACCATGCGCTCCATACGGTTCATCGCAGCGACGTCATCCTTTGTTGGCTCCGGTCGGTTCTCGTGATCGAACATTCCGGCTTGCGCGATCCGGTCGCGAACGGCCTGCGCCGCGGCGCGGACGCCGGCCCAATCCTTGAGTTTCCCTGCGGAGAACAGACGGACGATATTCACCTGATCCACCTGCGGCAGATCGGCGATGTAATTGGCGTGTCCGAGCGGGAAGGCTCCTGAATCCACAAGCGTCTGGATCGTCTCGGCGAGATTGAGGAGCGCGGTTCGGTCAGTTATGCGGCGCGGTTGCGAGAGGCCGAGATCCTTCGCTAATCTCTGGACCGTCCAGCCACGGTCGAGCATCGCCTGAAATGCCTTCGCCTCTTCGATTGGTCGAAGATCCGCGCGGGCCAGATTCTCCACAATTGCCTGCAGCGCCATCTCATCGTCGTCTATGTCGACAACCTCACAGAGGATGGTTGGCTTCTTTCCGAGCAATCCTTCCTCTGCAAGTAGACAGTGCGCGCGCCACCGGCGCTCGCCGCCGACGATCTCATAAATTCCGCCCGGCCGCTGGCGAACCGTGATGGCCTGCATCAATCCGCGTTCTCCGATCGAGTTGGCCAGATCGCGCAGGGCGTTGGCCTCGAAAGTCTTCCGAGGCTGTGATGGGTTCGGATGGACCTGGGAGAGTGGGATGCGCTTTTTCATCACGCGCTCCCCTCGGTCTTAGCCGCCATCGCGGCGCGACCTTCGAGAATTTGGCCATATTCGCGAAGCTCGGTATCGATCAGACCCATGCGCCTCAAATCCCGCGCAGTCGGAACTTCGCCACCGTCGAGAAAGACCATTATGCTGGAGAACAGATGAAGCGCACCGGCCATGAACGCCTGCTCCAACTCCCGGCGCTGCATGTCGGACGGCTGCTCTGTCGGAAAGCAAGCAGCCATGTAGCCGACGAATCCTGCTTTGATGAGGAGGCCTTCGTCCGCCAGCTTGTGCGTCAGATTCTCGGCTTCGGTCTGGATCGGTGTCATGCGTTCGCGCCTGCGCTTTGCCTCACCCATTGGTCAGACCCTCCGCTACCAGCAGAGCACGGATCATGACGATCGCCGTATCTGCTTCGGTCCGTGTGCCGTAGATTCCCTCGTAGAGGGCGTGAGCTTCCGTGCCCCATGCGGGGCGCGGCTCTTTGCTGTTCGTGCGATGGGCAATGCGCCACGTCGCATCCATGAAGTGGAAGGCGTACATTCAGCGCCCCTCCTCAATCTTCTCTGAGAGCGGCCGGAGCACCTCTTCCCAAATCGCCTCACAGACGGGATTGGCGCTAAAGTCGGACACGACGTCCCAGCCATCGTTGCCGTAAATCAACTGGAACCAGCCGGCGCGCGTGCCGTCCTTGTCCCGGATGACGATCTGGTCTTCGTCGGTCGAGAACAGCGCGGCCATGATCTGGGCTTTGTCCGTCGAGCGTTTCACCACCCATTCCTCGCCGTCGTTGACGGACACGGCGTATCCGCGCTCGATGCAGGCACCGACCAGAGCGCGGCACAGACGGCGCTCGGCTCCGATGCGCTTGGCAAGCGCGGGGCTGTAGTTCCGATGGTCAGGATTGCGGGCATCCGCAATGGCTTCATCAAAGCCAGTCTTGATGGTCATGGTCATTCTCCGTGGTAGGGAACATGTTGCCAGAGGATCAAAATGTGTAGCCATATTGGTTACAATAATGGCGTCGGTCATCAGATGATCCGCTGGAACTTGCTCTTGAGGACTTCCGCCGAGATCGCGCAGCGTCTGCCGTCGGCTGCCTCGATCATAGCTTGGTCGACATTCTCGACATCGTTTCCGCGTACGGTCCATTGAATCCCGTTCCGATCAGTTGCCGTTGATCCGATGTAGGGAGAGGCATCGAGCGGAATGGGCTTGGCGGGATGACGGTATTGGCTCGGGATTTTGGGATGCTTCCACCCAGCGCCGCGGTCTTCCATGCCGTATTCGAAGACGTCCAGTCCGAGCGAATCCTGAAGCCAGGCAGAAAGATAACCGCGATGGCACCAATCCGCGTCCTTTTGCGGCGCCTCGTAGCAGAGCAGCGCGCAATCCTTCCCTGCGGACAGGTCTTCCAACTTTGCAACGGTCTTGGAAGGATCGAGCTTAGACAGGCTCTCGAAGAATAGCTGTTTGTAATCGCGGAGGTTCGCCGTCTGAAACCATGGGCCGGGAGCTAACTCGGGCATCCGGCGATAGCCGGCCGGGTAGGCGCGAGGAGTGCCGCGCGATACGCCGATTTTCTGGATTTCGGGAGGTAGATTAGTGAACCATGAACTTGTGTAGATGCGCATTGAGTGGCCGCTTTCTGTGGTAGGAGGTGACGATTGATATCATAGAGAACAGGCGCGAAATGTCACCATAAAGGTGTCGCAATGTAACCATTATGGCGCGTTGCTTTTGCTAAGCGCCTGGGTTAGATTCCCAGTGTCTTTTGCGCAGTCCTTCTGTGCAATCCTGTGGTAGGGATTAGACAGGCCGACTTGGGGAAACCCGGTCGGCCGCAATTTTATCGGGCGCCGTGTTTCTGTCGAAACTCGGGCGGGCCAGTGGACCCATCGGGTGACCATCTCGTAGCCATAGTGGCGCGGAAGCGACTTGATGTCGTCCATCTTTGTGCGACCGCATAGGATGCCGTTACCGGGATATTGGGGACCATCCTGCAGAAGGCGGAAGCTGGTTGCTTTCGGCTCTGCTGATACCCACAGGTCGAGATCGTCATTAAGTTCGATCCGGTGTGCGTAGTCGCATCGAAGCACCCACGCAAGGAACGCTTCGGAAAGATGGTACGGCGTTTGCAAGTCCCAGACCTTGCGGTTCTTCGCATCAATCATGGCGTAGCGCATAGCAAGCTCCGGTTGTTCATGCGGGATTCGATGACGGGCACCTTCACAGCCTCGAAGATTGCGCTGTGCCAGCGGGCAAGGTGTGTGTGGTATCGAGGGTCGAGGTTGCGTTGGCGGGCGCGTGCTGCTTCGCGTTCCAGCCATTCCAGACGATCGTTATCGGTGGGGTGATAGAGTAGCGCGCGGAAGGCATCCGCGAGCAGCATGTCGAGCGCGTAGTCGCCGGTGGCGCCGAGTGGGCTGACGTCGCCGTGCCAGTGGCCCCACATAGCCAAAGCGTCGAGAATCATAGGGGATGCCATGCCGATTACCCGCTGCTGTCGACGGACATGTCGAGGCCGCATTTGGCGCAATGGCCCCGGTGATAGCCGTAGCGCTCGCGTTCAGGATTGCTGGTGTTCACGTGCTCGTGCTGGCAGATAGCGAAGCGCGCAACGCGGCCTTTGCTACGGTCCCAAAAGATTACGTATCCTTCGCCGGTAAGCGCGCCACCTTGAGTGGTCTTGAGCCAGTATCGAGCCCAATGGCCCCAGTTCGAATTGCTGCCTTCGAACTTGGCGTTGTTGATGCCGTCGACGGTGACAAGCCCGCCGCCAGCCGCGATATGGGCGATTCCGGTTTCGAGCGGCAGTTCCTCGAAGTTCGGCAGCATAGCCTTGCCTTTGATGATCGGCATCAGGTCAGCTTCGAGATCAAAGCCGTTTCGCCGTCGCGGAGAGATTGATGTATCGGCCATCAGTCGCTCCCCTCAATCAATGTTCGCAGCAACGAGATCCGCAGTGTCGCGGCACTCAGGCAGGTTCGTCATCGAGGCGAAGTACCGCTGCACGCGCTGGGCGCTTTGGAACTGTGAAAGCCACTTCGCGCCTTCCGCCTGCCAGACCTCGTTCGAAGGGTCATCAACCAGGGCGCGGATGATCGCGTCTCCGTCAAAAGCAATGGTCGGGTGAGGATGGCGGATGCCCTCAGCGCGTCCGATCCACTCTGCACCGTGGCGCCAGCCTTCATCGTGCATGACGGTCCCGACGCGGTGGTTCACAAGGCGCTCGATGATGGCGTTGCAGCGGATGGCTGCGGGATCAGTTACGGGAATAGCGAAAGACATGGTCGACTCCGTGGTAGGGAAGATGTTGCAAAGAAATCATACCAAGTAACCAAAATGGTTACAATAGAACTATGCTAAAAATAGCTGCGGCTGCCGTCCTTCCAGAGCTTGACTGTCACGGTATTGACGTAGGTTCCGACCTCGGCAAAAGAGCCGGGAGGAAGGTCTCTGAACTGGCCTTTCATTCTCTCGACCAGCGCGCGGAAGGCCGTCGCCTTCTTTGTCTCGCGGAACTCGGTTCCGGCCGACATGATTGCTGCAATGCAGCCGTCTGGCTTGAGGAAGTCGAGGGCATGGACGAAGTGATCTATATCGCGCTCAAGATCGAAGGGCGGGTTCATCACGATTCGATCGTAAAGCCCGGTGACTGACGGTCGAAGCGACAGGAAGTCGGTGGCGTACACCTTGCGGTAGATGCGTTCCGCTTCGAGCTGGGCCGCAAGGTGCGGCTGCATCTCGACCACGTCCACTCGGTTGTCGAAGCGATATTCCTTTGCGTGACGCTCCCTGCCGCCAGACCAATTGTCCAATTCGCTGATGGTCCGTATGCAGCGCCGCGCCAGATTTCCGGTGCCGGCGCTCGGCTCAAGGATCGTCAGTGGTTCCTTGTCCTTGCTTTGCAGCAGCGGCACGCCCTTGAGGAGATCCTGGGCGGCAGCGTCCGGCGTTGGATAGAAGCCGAAATGCTTGGCCGGCGTGCGCTTCACGTTGGCGAACGGATCGGCTTCCTTGGTCATTCCGTCGCCGATGACCTCGCCGTAGTATTCGGCCAGCAGCTTGTTCACCTTCTCGACCAGATCGTCGCGCGTGAACCACAGGTGGGCATTGCCGTTCTTGTAGCCGACGACTTTGAAATACTCGCCGTGATGCTCGGACTGCCGAGGGCCATAACCGCGTCTCTCGTTGTCGATCTGGCCGATGATTCCGCCATAAGCGAGGTTCGGCTTGCGCCCGTCGAGGATGCAGAACGTCCGTTCGATGTCCATGATCGTGTCGCGCGTGGAGCCGTAGTCGAATGACCCGGAATAGCTGCTGAACGCATAGGTCAGGATCACGCGGCTGCCGACCTTGAATCCATCATGCGATCGAAAGCGCCGATCCAGCGTGGAGAATGCCGTGGCGATGCCGCGCCGAAAGATCATTTCGGCTTCGCCAGCCCACTTGTCGATTGTCGCGTAGATGTTGTCGGCCGTGACAGGAGGGATGCCCATGATCTCGTCCAGATTGACCAGTTCGTGCGTCTCGCCGCTACCGCGACGGTAGTTTTCCGGCACCCATTTCAAGCTGTCGCGCAACTCGTCCTTGGCCTTGCGGTCCATGAGCGCATCGAGGTCAGTCATCTGGACGAGGTATTGCCAGACGGAAATATCGATCAAGCGAACGGCCGTGCGGAAGAACTGATCGCGGTCGGGCAGCTTCACAGCTTGGAAGAACGCTTTCACTTCGTCTGCATCGCTGCTGTAGGCGCTGCTCGACGTGTGCTCGCCGGCGGCAGACTTCCAAAGCAGGGCGGCTTCCTTGAGTTTGGTATCGGCGCACTGAATGCTATCGAAAGCAGCATGGTAGGCGCCGACCGCCGCGTCTCGATACGCGACGATCTGCTCAATGGTGTTGCGAGGGATGATCGCGTTCATTTCGCTTCTCCGACGGGCTTGGCGCTCACGGCCTTGTGCATTTTCTGGAAGGTGAAGACGTCGCTGCGCTCGATGATGATCTCGTAGCGCTTGGAGCCGTCCGGCAGGGTGAACTCGTATTCGGTGGGCTTCGGCATCAGTCGAGCCTCGCGATTTCGTAGCTGCCGTCAGGCTGGATGATCGACAGCACCGCGCCGGGATAGAAAACGATCCGCTCGTCTCGCAGCTTTCGCTCTGCCACCGGCGGTAAGGCGCGATCTCCGGGATACTGGATGAAATCGCGGTCATCCTTGGTGAAGCCGGGATTCGGACGCCAGCCGCCATAGACGTAACGTTCATTGAATTGCTCGCGCGCCGGGCGGGGGTCATCATCGCTCAGGAAGCAAGGAACATAGCCCAGCCCATCCGGCGTCATTTGCGGATGGATCATCGTCCATCCGGTGCAGTCGACTTCGTAGCAGTTGATCGTCATGGCCTTGCTCCGCTCAACTGACATGGACATACCGGCCGTCAGGATCGTTCGCGCCGAGACCGCGATACACAAACCCCTCGTCCTCAATGGCGCGCGCGGTCAGATCGTCGTCATCCACGGCGGCGTTGGCGATCTCGGCTGCGATGGCTTTGGAAATGGCGGAACCGGCAAACAGGTTCTTGCCATCGACATAGACGCCATCGACGCTGACCTGGGGGGCGCCAGCATCAGGCACGACAGAAAGCTCAATCTCGCACTCAATGTCATAGATGACATCGATGCCGAGCGCTTCGTCGTGGATAGTGTGGCAGAAGGAATACCTCATCGGTCAGCGCTCCATGCCCAACTGACGACGCTCTGCGCGGGTTTCGGCGCTGTCGTGCCAGTTACCAACCTTGGCCATTTCTCGGGCGTCGGCCCGCTCCACTTTCGTCATCATCGCAAGGGAGCGCTCACGGTAGTTTCGGTAATAAATGCGATCAGCGGCGCGCTGGCGGGCATGCCAGTAGGCAAGGCGCTCATCGCGGCCAGCGGTTTCGCGCGGGGTGGTAGCCGCGTCGAATACCTCTCGCTTGATCCGTGCCCGGATGCCGTCAGCCTGACAGATGGTGCGGATGTTCTGTGCTGCGGTGGTCATTGGTCTGCTCCGTGGTAGGATTCGGAAATACGTTGTAACCACAATAACTTAGCAGGTAACCATATCGGTTACAAGGATAATAGCTTAAAAGGCCATCGCAAATTGACCTGATTTCTCCATGCGAACTGCAACACCAGAAGGTGTGAGGCGTGGCAAATTCGCGAGAAACCCGCGCTTTCCCCAAGCCGGATCGCCCTTGCGGGAATCGATCATTTCCTGCGGTGATGGCCGATGTGTTTCCTTGCCTTGATGGAAGGTCAGGCCGAACGGCGGCTTATGCAGCTTCGGCTCGGCAAGGCGCTTCCCATTGCCGTCGGAAAGCAGGCTGCTTTCCATGACGATGCGGCAGAGTTCATCAACCTCCATCTCCCCCTCGTCGGTGAAATAGCGCTCATGTGCGATACCGCCGATCATGAACGATCGATACCCTGTTTCACTGAAAAACGGTCGGTCGAGGTCGATAACCCTGCCGTCGAGGCCGGGACCGCCGAACAGGCCGGGGTAACGCACATCGGTCCGGCATCCGTGAACCGTCAACACAAAGCGCCCCGGCTGGCCGTGCATCGGGACTTCTCCGGGAATGGCGGCAAGCTGTTCGCCAAGCCATTGCGATGCCGAAATCCAGCAATCGAACCGCGACCGGCTGCGCGGGGGCCAAAGACGTCCGCCATTCTCGTGCTCTTCGCTGCGGCCATGCTCGGTGATGCGGTAGAGCACGTCGATGCAGGCCTCGATTACGAGATCGTATGGTCGCCGCCCAGCCTTGTCGCCGCGCATCATCGCGTGGTGGTATTGTTCGAGGGCTTCACTGGCGATCTGGACGAGATATTCGTTGCTGCCATCGCGGAGCATGGCGACGTTTTCCTCGATCTCCCGCCGGTGTTCTTCCGCTTCGATCTGCCAAGGCTGCTTCTTGGTAGCTTTCTTCGCCATGTCATGCCTCCATCCATCCTTCACCGTGAGGGCAGCGGAATGCCTTGGCGCAATGGCGTCCGCTCCCTCCCCATTCAAAATCGAGCGGATGCCAGACGCCGCAATGCCTGCAGGGGGCGCACAGCATCTGGCACCAGCCCTCACCATCGTAGAAACGCCGAATTGTCGTCGCGCCGTCGTCCCGCCAAACGGTCGACAAATGCGGGCCGTCTCCCGGCCACCGGCTGACGACAGGTGCCGGGCCGAACAGGTCCAGTTGCGCCGTGGCAGTGGAAGCGCTCAAAGCAGCCTCCCTTGCGCCATCTGCCACACGCCATCGCCCAAGGGCTCGAACGGGCCGCGCTGGAGGGATTGGCGGACCTTCTCGCGCCAGTGACGATTCCGTTGTGCCTTCGGGCTGTCGGCCAGCGCCCGGTAGAGCGTGTCGAGGTGGACCGCCTCGCCAGCTTTCTCGATGACTTTCGCAACCTCATCGACCCATGAGCCAACCGAGGCGAAGCCGAAGATCAGCGAGCGGAGGCGCAGCGGCACGAAGGCGCCCGGCAGGTCACAGGATGCGAGAACATCGGCATCGGCCGCACCGTAGGCACAGAAGACCGAGGGTGCGCCAGCATTGGCGTTGGCTCGAACGCCAGCAGCATCGTGGAAATGAAGCCGACCTTCGAGAAATAGCAGGGCGTCGGCGCCGCGCCACACCGTCTCGTGGAAAACCTGCGTTTCGGTGCGGGCGAAGATCAGAGCTATTCCTTGCCCATGCTCTGCCATACGGCCCATCCAGCGCCCGATGACGCTATTCGAATACGGCGGGTTCATCCAGACGCGACCGCGCCAAGGACGGATCAGCCCGTTTTCCTCGACGGTGTAATGCTGCCTGGCGGTCGGCCATGGTTGGTTGAGCGCAGCGCAAGGATCGAGGTCGAAGCTGTCCGCACCGCCGAGGGCATCCAGTACGTGTGGCGGTGTCAGCCACGTTTCCGTGCCGGCCCGCGCGCTATGATGGCTACCGATGGCCATTGGAACCTCGCGCAGTTCTGACCGCTGGCCACTCGAAGGCCATAACTTCGGTCTGCGTTTGATTGCCAAGACGATTGACTGCTTCGCCTCGTTCGAAACGTTTCAACGCGTCGGCGGGATCGACCGCCTGGATCGTGAATCGCTCGACGTGAAATGTGGTGCGGGTGATCTCGAAGATGGCCATGGTCAGGAATCCTTGGCGCATGCGCCGACCGGCGGCGAGAACGTGAAAACTACCGTATCGCCGTCCAGATCCTGTTGGATGCTGCCGGTGAGCAGGGCTTCAACGGCATCTCGCGGGAGACCGCCCCATGTGCCGCATACGACATCAATCATGTTCTTCCGGTCGCGCTCGAATTTATACCCATTCTTCGCCCAGGCGATCAGACCGGGCGCATTCAGAAAGGGAGAGGATGAAAGCCGATAGGTCTTCGGGGCTTCCGTGGTGGTCGTGGACATCGACTGTCTCCGTGGTAGGTGGAAGGAAAGGGAGGTTATGGAAGCACGCCCAGCCCTCTAAGGAAGGCTGAGAGCACGTCGCCTGTGAGCGCCAGATATGCCGCCCATGCCCATAGACAGATCATTGGCCAGCGCATGCCGCGGTCTCGTCGATCTCCTGCAGGTCGATCTTCGTCTGCTCGCCCTGCTCGTCGATGATGGTGAAGCAATTGGCGATGGAGTGCGGCCGGTGCATGACTTCCCATGCCCAGCGAGCGGCTTCCTCCGGACCGCCGTCGCCCTCGTAGTCGATGGTCCATTCGATCAAGTAGCGGGCCATCACGCTGGCTCCTTCTTCGGCTGTCTGGCGGATTGCAGCGCGCGGGCATGGCCAGCGTAGGTTCCCGCCATGTGCTCGTAGTGCTTTTGGAGGCCGCGCAGTGCTCGCGCGAGTGTTCCGTCCTCATATGCCCCGAGGAAAGGGGCGCGCAGGCCGAAACCAGCGCTCTTGACTGTGTACCAAGGACGATCATTGCCCTTGCCGGCGTAGTTGTCCCGGCGCACTACGACCAATGTGGAGAGGCGATTGAACCCGGAACTCTGCGTCCCGGTCGCTTCCATGTAGTCGTCGGTCGATGACTTATGGACCGTCCACGAATAGCCGGGCATGATCTTCGTCAGTTCGGCGCGGAACTCCTTCGGGGTCATGACGTAGCCTCCGCTTTCGCAATGGCCTCGGCGGTGCGAGGCTTGCCGTCCGCCTTTTCAAGCGCCGCGTCGATTTGCTGGATCACCGCCCAATTCTTGAAATCGGCCATGGTCCACTGGTGACGTGCTGCCAGCCACATTTCCTGCTTGGCCGCAATGAGTGCAGCGACAAGGTCTTTGGTCGGCTCGGGCGCTTTCTGCCGGCTCTCGATCAATGCGAACAGCCGCTCATAATTCGCATCCGGCATCCGCAGCGTTTCACGCACCGGGTTGTCTATGAACGCTTCCACCTGGTCGCGGTCGGATGCATCGGCCGTTCCCCAATTGCCGTCGATTACACCAGCGGCAGCAAGGTCGTGCTGGCCGAGATTGAGCAGGATGCGAATGGCGTTGTGAAAAGCGCGGGCGTCCATCACAGCACCGCTTTGATCGTGTTGTCGATCCGGTCGAAAAACTCCGTCGCCTTGACGACCTCGTGCTGGTTGGTCTTGTAGTTGTAGACCCGAATATGGACGCCATCACCGTAGGTCTTAGCGGCGATTTGGCATTCGCGGCGAACGGCAGAAATAGCCTGTTCAAGGATCGCGATGCGCCGAAGCGTGGCTTCCATAGCGGCTTTCGCGCCAGTCATCGCCTTTACTGCTTCCTTGTCCTTGGCGATCTGTTCTTCTGCTTTGGTGGTATCAGCCATGGTCCTCTCCGTTGATAAGGTGCCGTAATGGTTACAGTGTGCTTGACAAAACAGCCGTAGGAGAGGAAAAAGCAATCAAGCTCGCCCTTCCTCTCCGAGTAATTCAGCTTGCGATGGCACGCATTCCAGCGCCGCCATTTACCGGCCTCGAAAAGTTCGCGCGGTCGCCTGCCGCCTGACCGGCAGAAAAGGCCGATCCGTCACCTTTCATTCCGCCAGAGCGGCTACCTTTGCGAAGGCGCATGTCGAGTTGGTTGAAGGCGTGCTCGACCAGTTGCATTTTGACCACCACCAGCGAACGGCCATTTCCGGCCTTCTTCGCGTTGCGTTCTCGGATGAGGGCGTGCAGGCGACGGTCGATCCGGTCAAGACATCCGACCATGAAACCCTTCTGAAGCGCCCACGGGCCTTTGCCGCCACGATGGCCGCGTTCTTCCATGAACCGAATGGTCTGGTTGCGAACGAATAGGTCAAGGCTGCCCATGAGCCAGATGGCGAACTGGCGATCCTGTTCGGTGCCGAAGAAAGTATAGGTCGCTTCCTTCCGGTTCACCCAGACCTTGCAATCGCAGTATCTGGCGACGTTGTTCGCGAGATAGTCCTTGATGACGAAGGTCTTGAAGTCGTCGCGCGTCATGGCCTGCTTCGCGATCGTCTCGGCGTCGGCTTTGATGGCGTCCATCGTCAGGCCATACTTGTCCATCAGTTCGCGCGCCTTCTGCATGGCGGAAAGTGCTTCTTCTTCGGTCGCACCGGCTGCTGTGGTCTTGGCCATGAGCGCCTTGATGCGAGCTGCAACTTTCTTCTGCTGGTCAGTGGTGATGGTCATTTCAGGTCTCCGTGGTAGGAACTCATAAGTAACCAAATTGGTTACAGTGAACCTATACTTTTGCTGACCTGATGCAAGTGAAAAAGCGAGAGAAAATCAGTGTTTCAGGGCGTTGTGCCGAAAGAGTGCATCGCGCAAATCCTGCGCGTCATGGACGTCGAAAAATGGGGCTCAGTCTATAACTGCTGCTCTGGCACTTTCCGTTTCGAGCAGATCACGCTCGCCACGCATCCCGGCGTGCAGGTTCACTCCAACGACGTCTCGCTGTATTCGTCAGCCATCGCCGGCTATGTCATGGGCAAGCCGCTTGATTGGGAGTTCACCGGCGCGCTCGAGTTCGTCAACGAGTTCGATTATCAGGAGCCGGACCAGCGCCTCGCTGCCTTCGCAGTCGCCTTCAACCTGGGCCGCTTCGCCATCGGCAAGCCTAACGCCTACAAGGTCAAGCATCGAGACCACCTGATCGCGAATTTCGACAGCTACGTCGACAAAACACTGGAGAAGGTTCGGAAGCTTCCCGGCATGCTGCCGATCGCCAGCTATTCGCCGCGTGACTGGATCGAGCACATGGACGAGGCGATCGAGCGGAAGGCGGCAATTTTCAGTTTTCCTCCGTTCTTCAAGTGCCTCGCGCCCGAGCATCGCCTACTGACGGCCGACATGCGATGGGTGCCTTGCGGCGATTTGCGTGAGGGAGATGAGCTTTTCACCTTCGACGAATATCCGCAGCCCGGGAATCGCATGCGGCGCTGGCGGTACGCCACCGTCACGCACTCATCGCCTGGGGTGAAAGACTGCGTGCGGGTCAATCTCGACAATGGCGAGAGCATAGTCTGCACGGCTGATCACCCTTGGCTCGCATGGCGTGATGGTCCTCGGCCCATCGGGGACAGGGGCTGGGTCGAAGCAAAAGACTTGGTGCGGGCCAGCAAGTATCCGACGCGTGACGGGCTGATACACCACCACATCTATCGCAGCGTCCCGACGTGGACGCCGTCGGCGTCGTTCGATGATGGTTGGCTGTCGGGGATATTCGACGGCGAAGGTACGCTGGCGATGCCGGTTGGAAACGGGCATGGTTCCGCTACGCTCGCCATAGCGCAGGCTCCGGGATATGTCGCGGATCGCGCCGTCCACATTCTCCGTTCACATGGGTTTGACGTATCGTGGAGCGAGCGTCCGCCTCAGCAAGGGCACCACAAGCCGTTGCGCCAGATTTGGATCAATGGCGGGTTGCCAGAGATTCTTCGCGCCCTCGGCACATTCCGTCCTGGTCGCCTCATCGACAGGATGCGCAAAGATGTTGACGTCTCGCTTCTGAGTACCCGCAACAATGGCGGCGGCGACAAGATCCGCGTGGTGGATGTGGAGCCGCTTGGTCCGCAGCCGATCCAGAACATCAGCACGTCGAGCGGAACGTACATCGGGGAAGGCTACCTGATGCACAACTCCGGCTACGAGAAGATGTTCGAGTTCCTCAACGAGAACACCCGCTGGGAAGCTCCGAAGTACGAGATCTTCGATCCGAAGAACCTGCGCGGTCTGATCGACAAGGTTCGCAGCTCGGGCGTCCCGTTCTGCATCCTTTCAGACCAGATCTACGATGACCTGAAGCCGGAGATGGAATTTCACTCCGGGCGCGGCAAGCCTCACTACTGCTACGTCTCGACCGGTAAGTCTTCGTTCCTGCAACTGACGCCGAAGGAATCGCCCTTCCGGTACACGCCGGTGGACATCGATAAGATCGTTCCGGCCTCAACGGTGAGCATCGTCCCGGCCGAGGCCCGCCATATGACGTTCCTCAAGAACGTCTATCTCAAGAAAGGCATAATCCACACACCCGGCATGGCGAACTACATCGTTCATGTCGACGGGATGCTCGTGGGTGGCCTGATCTACGCCCTTCCGAAGTTCGGCGAGAAGAAATCGATCTACCTGCTCTCGGATTTCGCAATCTCGCGGGAAGGACGCTTGTCCAAGCTGGTGACCCGGCTCGCCTGCAACCGGGAAATCCTCCGCGATCTCGGCCGCCGCTTCATCAACCGCTACGACGACGTGATCACGACGGCCTTCTCCGATCATCCGGTCTCGATGAAATACCGCGGCATCTTCGATCTGACCAAGCGTGTCGAGAAGAACGAGCCCGCAGGCCGGTACATGCTCAACTACACGGGCGCTCGCCTCGACGAGAGCCCCGACGAAGCGTTCAGGTGGTGGTATGGCAAGCACTTCAAGCGAGGCAATTGACTGGAAAGCGCTCGACATCGAGCCGCGCAAAGTCGATCCGAACAAACTGAAGCGCCGGGAGAAGAATGCGCACTACATGCCGCCTGCCATGTTCAAGCGGCTGATCGAAAACATCCGGACCGATGGCCGCCTCACCACCACGGTCCTCGCCTGCCTGAACAAGGATGGATCGCTCGAGATACTTTCCGGGCATCACCGCACTGCCGCGGCAATCGAAGTCGGCCTGGCTGAGATCGACTGCCTCGTCATCACCTCGCCACTCACTGAAAAGCGCAAGGTCGCCATCCAGCTCAGCCACAACTCGATCAACGGCGAAGACGACAAGTCGCTGCTGGCGGACCTCTATGCTTCCCTCGACATCGACTCCAAGAAGTTCTCCGGCCTCGACGACAGCATCCTCGACATTGGTAAGGGCGTGACGGCTGCTGCCCTCGGCGCTGCCAACATCAAGTATGACGAGTTGCTATTCGCTTTCCTTCCCGAAGAGCGCATCGCCTTTGAGGCCGAGATGGAGAAGCTGGAGAAGCGAGCCAGGAATGCGCACATCAGCGTAGCGCCCCATGCGGTGTTCGACGACTTCTTCGACGCCATCATCCGCACCAAGCATCAGATGAACATCGTCAACTCGGGTATCGCTCTCTCAACAATGGCCGCTCTCGCCCTCGAACGCCTCGATCAACTGGAAGCCGAAAGGCAGGAACAGGCCGATGCAGCCTGACCGGCAATACTTCCCCGTGCGTCGTAACCAATCCCGCGCAAAGGCTTTTCCACTGTGGTGATCCGTGTAACGCCTAAGCCGGGCGACAAAAAAAGGCAACGCCAAAGCGCAAACCGGCTGCAAAAGGCGGGGCAAAGGCCAAAGCGCAGATCAAACCAGCGGCGAAGGCTAAGCCCCCACATGAGTCCCAAGAGTCCCACTCGCAGGCGCGGGCTGGTTCAGATGCTCGTGAGCGAAAGGGTGGGATGCCTCCCGCTTTCACCGAAAAAGACATTCCTCGCATCATCGAGCAACTGCGACTGTCTGGCGGCATCAAGACGGTTGCAGCGCAGCGGCTGAACGTTCACCGCAAGACGCTCCACCGTTTTCTCGAAGATCATCCAGAGGTTACGGAGGCGCTTCGAGATATCGATGCTGAGATCGCGGATGTTGCCGAGGCACAGGTCGTCAAGGCGATCAACGCTGGCGATATGCAGACTGTTCGCTGGTTCCTCGAATTGAAGGCAAAGGATCGCGGCTATGTGCGCCGTGTCGAGAATGTCGGCAAGAATGGCGGGCCGATGGAAGTCGTGGAGAAAACGGACCTATCTGCGTACACGGACGAAGAAGTCGCGATTATGGCGGCAGCGGCAAGGCGGCGCAAGGAGAGCCAGGCGTCTAATCAAGGGTGATCAATGGCAACGATCGCCCCTCCTTCGGATGACGAATGGATTCTGGAAGATGATCGGCGCGCCTGTAAGCGGCTATCAACGTTCATTGAACGAGGCTGGCACGTTCTTGAGCCAGGGCAGAAGTATCGGCACGGCTGGCACATCGATGCCATCGCGGATCATCTCGAAGCTGTCTCGAACGGTGAACTGACCCGGCTCCTGGTCAACGTCCCGCCCGGCACCATGAAATCCATGGCGTGCGGCGTCTTCTTCCCGGCGTGGGAATGGGGACCGCGCGGCATGCCGCATTTGCGGTTCATGGGAACGTCCTACAAGGACTCGCTGGCGATCCGCGACAACGTCAAGACGCGCCGCCTCATTCAGTCCCGCTGGTATCAGGAGCGCTGGGGTTCCGGCTTCGCCATGATCGGCGACCAGAACACCAAGACGAAGTTCGAGAACGACGCGACGGGCTTTCGCGAGGCGATGGCCTTCAACTCGATGACCGGCTCGCGCGGCGATCGGGTTCTGCTCGACGATCCGCTATCAGTTCAGATGGCGAAATCGGACGTGCAGCGCGAGGAGGCGAACGAGACGTTCCGCGAGGCGCTGCCGACCCGTCTCAATAATCCGGATTCGTCCGCCATCATCGTCATCATGCAGCGCCTGCATGAATCGGACGTCTCTGGCGCGATCATCGCCGGCGACTACGGCTATGAGCACCTGATGCTGCCGATGGAGTTCGAGCCGGAGCGCTGCTGCTACACCGTCGTCTTGCCGACGCACATGGACGTCAAAGCGATTGAAGCCCGCTACGATGCGGAAAAGCAGGCATGGTATCCAGAAGGCGCGGCAGTGCCGGAGGCACGGCGGGAATATGTCGCAAACATCAAGCCTCGGCTGGTCTATCGACAGGACCAGCGCACCGAGGACGGGGAACTGCTCTTCCCGGATCGCTTCCCGGCCTCAGTGGTCGAGCGCGACAAGACGATCATGGGCTCATATGCCTCTGCCGGGCAGTTCCAGCAGCGTCCGGCGCCGCGGTCAGGCGGCATGTTCAAGCGCGAGTGGTTCGACGGCAAGATCATCGGTGCGGCACCGGCGGGCACAGTCTGGGTGCGCCATTGGGACCTGGCCGCCACCGCCAGCGAGAAAGCCGACCGCACCGCCGGCGTGAAAATGGGGCTTACGCCCGAGGGCCGCTATGTCGTGGCCCACGTCATCAAGACGCAGTCGGAAGGCAATGAGGTCCGCAAGCTGATCCGCGCCATCGCCGATGTCGACGGAAAAGGCTGCATGATCTCGCTGCCGCAAGACCCCGGACAGGCGGGCAAGGTCCAAAAACAGGATTTCGTCGCGCAGCTCGCGGGCTTCAACGTGCGGGCTACTGGCGAAACCGGCGACAAGGTCACTCGCGCCGAGCCGTTCTCCGCTCAGTGCGAGGCTGGCAACGTGTTCCTCGTGCGCGGACCGTGGATCGAAGGCTATCTCGACGAACTCTGCCTGTTCCCAAACGGCAAGTTCAAGGATCAGGTCGACGCCTCATCCGGCGCATTCGCCCGGCTGCTGACCGCGCCGAAACCGAAAACCACGACTACAAGCGTGCAAGGGCTCTTCTAGATGGCTGACGTCACCAACAAGCATCCCGATTACGCAGATCGGGAAGCCGAGTGGAAGCAGATGCGCGACACGGCGCGTGGCGAAAGCAAAGTCAAGGCCGAGAAGGAAGAATACCTGCCGATGCCATCCGGCTTCCGGGCGTCCGACCACAAGGACAAGCTCTACGAATCCTATCAGAAGCGGGCGCAATTCCCGGACATCGTCAATCCGACGGTCGTCGGCCTGGCCGGAACTATTCATCGCACTGAGGCGCAGATCACGCTTCCCGAGCGGATGGAGCCAATCTGGGAGCGTGCAACGCCGGATGGCTTGCCTCTGGAAGCGCTTCATGCCCGGATCACCGCCGAACTGCTCACCACGGGGCGTTATGGTCTGCTCGTCGGCGCTCCCGCCGAAGGTGCCGAGGTGCCATGGATCGCCGGCTACACCACCGAAGCACTGATAAACTGGTCGACCGAGCGCGACTTCTTCGTGCTGGACGAAAGCGGGCTGGTCCGTGACGGCTTCGAGTGGAAGGACGAAAAGCAGTATCGCGTTCTCGAAATGAAGGAGGGTGCCTATACCGCCACGCTCTACAAGGGCGACAAACTGGCCGCCGGCGAAGAGGTGAAGCCGCAGGCGCGCGGGGGCGTTGCGCTCAAAGAAATTCCCTTCGTCGTCATCGGTGCTCGAGATTTGTCCGTGACGCCGGAAACTCCGCCGCTGATCGGTGTGGCGCGCTCGGCGGTTTCCATCTACCAACTTTCGGCCGACTATCGGTGGCAGCTCTTCATGACGGGGCAGGAAACCCCGACTTTCATCAACTGCGATGCACCGGAGACGATTGGCGCGGGCATCGCGATCTCGCTGAAGAGCGACAGCCCGGAAGTGACGCCCGATTTCAAGTATGTCGGACCGGCCGGCAAAGGCATCGAGGCGCACAAAACTGCCATTGTCGACGAACGCGAGGTCGCGGCGGCCGCCGGTGCCAAGCTGTTCGACACCGAAGCCAGTTCGCAGGAGTCGGGCGAGTCTCGCAAAGTGCGCTATGCCGCACAGACTGCTTCGCTGATCACCATCGCGATTGCTGGCGCCAAGGGTCTGGAAGCAGCCCTTCGCTTCGCTGGCCGGATGATGGGCTGCTCTGACGCCGAGATCGAAGACATCGTCGTCAAGCCGAACCTGTCCTTCATCAATTCGCGGCTGTCGTCGAGCGACCTGCAGGCGCTGGTCAAGTCCTGGCAGGATCACGCGATTTCATACGAAACGCTCTACGACAATTTGCAGCGTGGCGAAATTGCGTCTCCCGAGCGTGACGCTGAGGCGGAGCGGAAATTGATCGAGGACGAAATGGACGACGAGCCCGACCCGATCGTTGCCGGCGCTCTGCCTCCTCCGGTGCCGCCAACTGATCCCAACGCTCCCCCTGCAGAAAACCCAGGAGGCCAGAATGCCGCGTGATGAGGTCGAGAAGATCGACGCCATATCTCAGTCGGCGGTCGATTCATACTTGCATCGGTCGTCTGTCACCTATCTCGAATGCTGCATCTCCCTCATGCTCACGCATATGAGCCGTGAGCAAGTTGTTGAGATCCTGCGGTCGGAAGCGAACATGCTCGAGGAACTTGGCTGATGGCGAAAGCGCCCGCGAAAAAGCCGGTGACGAAGAAGGCCACCGCTTCCAGGCCGAAGGCGAGCACCAAGACTGTTGCCGTACCAACCGGCAGACGCGAAGAATCCATGTCCATCCGCAAGATCAGCAACGGCTACATCGTGCGCGAATCGTGGATGGAGGGGAACGGGCCCAACGCTAAGTTTCAGGAGCGCGAGACCTTCACCAAGGTCAAACCGAGTATCGTCCTTCCGAAATGATCGCCCTCATTCTTGGCTCGGCCGAATGCGTCGAGGAAGATGCTGCTGCTGCGCTCGCGCTGTTCGATCCCGATTGCGTCATTGCCGTCAACGACATGATCGCCCGTTGGCCCAGACCAATCGACCATGCCGTCACGCTCCATGTCGAGAACGCGCCACAATGGCTTGAGGCGCGGGCGCTGAACCAGTCTGACCGCCCGACGGTGTGGTCGCATAGCGGCGCATCGGCGCTGGGGCGGCTGTCCAAGGTCGCGGATCGGTTGCTTCCCGACTGGAAGGGCTCCTCTGGCCTCTTCGCTGTCACTGTCGCGCGCGAACTCTGCATGCGGGCTGTCCTGTGTGGCGTCCCGATGGATTCTCGCCGTCACGTGCCGGGCAAGTCGGCAGCCACATGGAGCGGCATGCCGTGGCCGGGTCGCGAAGTGCTCAACTACCGCGAAGGCTGGAACAAGCACTTCGACGAAATCGCGCCATTCGTCCGCTCGATGAGCGGCTGGACGCGCGAACTTCTCGGTGAGCCAGACGAGGAATGGCTGCTCGCCGAATAACCGCGCCATCTGGCGCAATTCCCTGCCCGCGGTGCGGGTTTCTCAAACGATAGGAGATCGCCGGTGGCGCTCAAGACCATTCTGGATTCGCTCGACGGTGTCGATGACGCATTCAAGGACCAATACGAGGAAAAGGACGGCAAGTTCGTCTTGCAGATCGAAGGCATCGACGATCACCCGGCTGTGGTGTCGCTTCGTAACGGCCACAACAACTCGAAGCGGGAACGCGACGAAGCGCGGCGAAAGCTGACCGAGGCCGAGGCGAAACTGCGTGTCCTGCCGGAAGGCTTTGACATCGCCGAGTACGAGCGCCTGAAGGCCGAGGACGAGGCCCGGCAGGCGGACCCCGACAACAAGGACGTGCGCAAGCAAGTCGAGACGGCGGTCGCGGCCAAGGATCGCCAGTGGCAGGCCCGCCACGAAGCGGCGATGAATGCCAAGGACGTGATCATCGCTGAACGCGATGGCACGATCGAAAGCCTGGGCGGCGATCTGCGCCGCACCCTCGTTGAGGATGGTCTCACCAAGGCGCTGGTCAAGGCCGGCATCAAGCCCACGCTGATGAAGGCTGCCCAGCGCATGTTCGAAGGTGATGTCGAAGTCGTCGAGGAAGACGGCAAGCGCGTGGCCCGGATGAAAACTGATCTCGGCGGCGACGAAGTCGAACGCTTCATCATGAACTGGTCGCAAAGCGAAGAGGCGAAGGATTTCATCGCACCGATGCGCGGCGCGGACGAGCGCGGCTCGGACACGCGCCGAAATGCAGGTCCGAATCCCTTTGCGAAAGACGGCTGGAACATCACCCAGCAGGGACGGCTCATCAATTCAGATCGTGCGAAGGCGGAACAACTCGCTAAGGCGGCCGGCTTCAAGGATCTCGACGAAGCGAACAAAGCAGTCGGGCCGAAGGCGGCCTGATCAGCAGGGCGGCGGTGCCGCCCACCCACCAACAGCCATGGCGGTGCCTGGCTGTTTTCACCCTGAAGACAGCCCAACTCCTAGAAAGGACATGACATGGCTGATACTCCCACGAAAGTTGCGGACGTAATCGTTCCGGAACGCTTCAATCCGTACTACCGCGAGCAGACCACCCGCGCGAACGCCTTCTTCCAGTCCGGCGTCATGGCGCCGGTGGACGATGTCTCGTTCGGCGGCGATGGTGGCACCGAGATCCATATGCCGTTCTGGAAGGCGCTCGGTGAGCGTGCCCAGCTTCTGGACGACGATGACGATCTCGAGATCAAGAAGATCGGCGTCGGTCAGGACAAGGCCGTGCTTCATGCACGTGCTCTCGTCTATGGTGCGACCGACCTCTCTGGCGATCTTGCTGGCGACGATCCGATGAACGCCATCGGTGCGGGCGTCGGTGAGAACTGGTCCTACGAGTTCAACATGGTCACCTTCGCCACCCTTAAGGGCGCGATGGGGGCTCTCGCGGCCGAATCGACGGCCAAGAACGTGCTGAACATTTCGGGCCTGTCTGGTGCGGCTGCATTCATCGATGGCGCTTCGTTCATCGACGCTGGCCAGCTCCTGGGCGATCGCAAGGACCGCATCACCGCCGTCGGAATGCACTCGGCCGTCGAAGCGTGGCTCAAGAAGAACGACATGATCGAGACCGTCCGCGACAGCGACGGCACCTGGCTCTACAACACGTTCCAGGACAAGCGCGTCATCGTCGACGACGCCAATGCTCCTACGGGCGGCGTCTACGATACCTGGCTGTTCGGCCCCGGTGCTCTGGGCTATGGCGAGGGCTCCCCGAAGAACCCGCTCGATATGGGTCGTGATGCACTGAAGGGCGGTGGTCAGGACTTCCTCGTCACCCGGCGTCACTTCGTGATCCACCCGCGTGGTATCGCGTGGGACCCCCAGAGTGGCGTGCCGGCGAAGAAAACTCCCTCGGATGCGGAAATCAGCAACGCGGCCAACTGGAAGCGCGCATGGGATCCGAAGAACATCCGCATCGTCCGCTTCCAGCACCGTATCGGTTAATGAACTTGTAACCGATATGGCACCTCTGTAACCTGATTGAATGCAGATTCGTGCCGTTCGCCAACGGACCTGCGCGATCTATGGACTGCGCAGGTCCGACAATTCGGAAATCCGTTACATTGGTCAAACGATGGGCGCGGTTGAGTTTCGCCTCAGCCAGCACTATTCGCAGGCCACTAATGGACGGAAGAGCCCGCTGAGTGGATGGATCCGCAAAGCATTTGCCGATGGTGTTTCCGTCGAAGCGGTAATTTTGGAGAGCGAGGCCACGTGGAACGTGGCAGAGCGCAATTGGATCAGCAAATTCAGAATCGACGGCGCACGTCTTCTGAATCTCACCGATGGTGGACAAGGTTCTGCCCGACAGGGTCGTCTGAACACGCAGGCCAAGCTATCCGAGGCTGATATCGTCGCCATCCGTGCATCGAAATTGTCGAGCCGAACTCTGGCAAAGCAGTTTGGCATCAGCGAACCGAACATCTGCGTGATCCGCTCAGGCAGTGCTTGGCAGCATGTCGGAGGTGTAAGCGCGCGCAAAGAGCGTGGGTCGCCTCTTCGAAAGTTCTTTGACGGCGAAGAGCCACTACCGTCAGCGATCGAAGCAGCCGTGCGCTACCAGTCCGGAGAGACGATGGAAGCGATCGCGGCTGCCTATCAGACCACCCGTCCTACGCTACTTCGGATGTTCCGGATGCTCGGCGTGAAGGCCAGAGACGGTGGTGTTCCAAAACGTCCGCTCGTCATCAACGGCAAGCAATACTCCGGCGTTCTCGCTGCGATGAAGGGCGAGAAGATCAGCCACGCCGCGTTGATGCGACAGGCGACATTTCAGTAACAGGAGAAATTTGACCATGCGCTTGTATCGCAGATCTGCCGTCGACACCATTGAACGCGAGGCTATCGCTGAAACCCGCCGCCGTTTCATGGAAGCGCTGGAGCGCGGCCTTTCTCATGATGAAGCGGTTGCCTACGCCAACGGGCATGAGACGCTTCCTACGGCACCGGCGCCGGCATCCAACACACCGGCATCGACGAGCAATCCCAGCACAGTCGAGCCACGCGAGAAACAGCGCGCCGTCGATCTGACCGGCTGGGAAGAACTGCCCTATGTTCCGCGGTCCGCCGGCGCACCGAACCTCAAGGCACTTGCTTCGCAGGTGTCCAACGATCCCATTCGCAACAAGGTACAGGCTGAAGAGGCGATCCGCGCCGAACTGGCGTTGCGAGAGAAGGAAGACGCCGAGGCGCGCGCGGCCGTCACCATTCCCGACGGCTGGGAAGCGCTGACTGTCGGGGAGCGCATCGCTCTCGCTGCAACCCTTACGACCGACACTGTCGAGACCGAGGGTGACGCTGAGCGCGTGATCCAGATCGAGCTTGCCCGCCGGTCCGCTGGCGAATGAGCAACGTCGTCAACCTGGGCGAGCGACGGCCGGATGTACATTGGACCGTCCACATAACGCAGGGATGGGACGGGCATCTGGAAGTGTTCGTCGAGGACATTTCCGACGACCTGGAGAGCCGCAAACGTGCCGCCGCTGCGCTCAGGCGTGCCGCAGAGGCAATAGAGCACGGGGAACCGTCAACATGAGCAACGTCATCGGTCTGAACGGTCACATTCCATCGAAGGCCGGTGAGCCGCAAGAAGCATTGATCCGGATCATTGAGGCGCTGCTCGAAAAGGCGAAAACAGGCGAACTTCAGAGTTTCATCGGTACTGGATTCGTCACCGATGGCGGCCGGCTCACCGCCTGGTTCGACCATGGTGAGAACGTCTACGAGATGATGGGCTCGCTCGCCTTCCTGCAACACGAATTTGCGAAACGCCACCCTGACGCCGGATGAGGTCTGAACGATGCCGCTTTCTCTCACCGTGGATTCTGTCACTCCGCAGGAAGTGGACGCCTATGCCGACGCGCGTGGCAGAACGGTGTGGACGGACGCTCCTTCCACCCCACCCGAACCGAAGCTCCAAGCCATTCGGCGAGCCACCGACTATCTGGCCGCGACGTATAATGGGCGGTGGCTGATCGAATTTCAGCCAAACGACGTTCCCGACGAAGTGACCTTCGCGATCTCCGAGGCGGCGGTGCGCGAATTGGAGGAGCCGGGATCGCTCTCGGAAGACCTCGATCCGAACGGGCGCATTGCCAGCATGTCGGCCGGCAGCGTCAGCATTACCTATGCCGACGGCTCGGCGCCTGCGGATGCCTTCACCGGCATTGAAAACCTGTTGCTGGCGGCTGGGCTTATCGGGCGCCGATCGAGCACGTCGGTAACATTCTTCGGACGCGCCTGATGGTCCGCAAATCCGACCGCCGGCGCGTCGAAGAACTGCTCGACAGGTTCGAGCCCGAAGTTCGCCGTGCCTTCCTCGACGCCATTGATGAACTGCGCAACGGCGTCGACCTTCAGGCGCTCATCCGAGCGCTGGAAACCGGTAACATCGATGCCGCGCTTCGAGCCGCTCATATCGAAGGCGCTGCGTACAGCGGGCTTCGGCGAGCAATCGAAGCGGTCTATGTCTCGGCGGGCAAAGACGCCGTTGACGCTCTTCCTATCCTGCGCGACTGGACCGGGATGAAAGTCGGGTTTCGGTTCGATCCGGATTACCCGCGCGCCGCGGAGTGGGTGCGCCAGCATTCCTCGGCCATGATCACCCGCATCGTCGAGGATCAGCGCGAATCCCTCCGAAATGCCCTGTCCGAAGGGCTGACGAAGGGAACCAACCCCCGGGCAGTCGGTGTCGAGATTGCGGGGAAGTTCGACCCTCGCACCGGCCGGCGCGCCGGTGGCATCATTGGCCTGACAGACAGTCAGCGGCAGTTCGTTGCCAATGCGCGTGAGGAACTGACATCCGGGATACCGAGCGAGATGGGCAACTACCTTACCCGGAAGGCTCGTGACCGCAGTTTTGATGCCGCAGTGATAAAGGCGATAGCCGAGGAACGTCCAGTGGACGCCGAAACACTCTCGAAGATTACTGGTCGCTATCAGGATTCACTCCTGAAAATGCGCGCTGATATGATCGCAAGGACCGAGACGACCCAGGCCACCAGCGCCGCGCGCCGGGAAGCGTGGCGGCAGACCGCCGAAGCGGCCGGCGTCGACGACACAATGATCGAGCGCACATGGCGGGCTACGAAAGACAAGAGGACGAGAGACAGCCATCGCGCCATGGACGGCCAAAAGATAATGGGACTGGACAGCGCCTATACCTCGCCGTCTGGCGCGATGCTTCGCTATCCCGGCGATCCGATGGCTCCGCTTTCGGAAGTCATACAATGCCGCTGCTTTGAAACTATGCGGATTCGTCTTCGGGGCCGTCCGGAATAATCCCCTCGACCTGATCCGAGTTTGCTTCGGCTGCGGCGACCAGTCCGAGTTGCAGGATTGTCATTGCTCGACGGGCTGCTTCAAGCGCTGTGTTTGCCCGCTTCGTGGCGCCAGGAGCATCACCTAGCGCATCTCGCGCGGCGACCAAACGGTCGTGGGCTTCATTGTCGCTCAGCGGCTTTTCATCTCGCATCGGCGGACATTATCGCCACTCATCCCGCAAAGGAAGCGCGCATGATCCATCATCGTGCATTGGTCCACGCCAAAGCGCATGTCGACGCCAACACCGTCCAGATCGGCGCCGGCACGAAGGTCTGGCAGTTCGCCTCCGTCACGCGCGGCACGGTGCTAGGCGATGATTGCAGCGTGTCGCCTCATGCGATGCTCGACGGCTCGATCTATGGCGATCGCGTCATCATCAGCGGAGGGGTGATGGCCGGCGCAGGCTTCAAGGTGGGCAACGACGTGTTCCTTGGACCGAATGTCGTCCTGTGCAATGACGCATGGCCTGCCGTTGATAAGGACGGATACGACGATGAGCGACTTCGCTCAAAGGAGTGGTTCACAGTCACCATTGGCAACGGCGCGACGATCGGCGCCGGCGCTGTGATCCTTCCGGGCAACCGCATCTATCCAGATGCAGTGGTGGCGGCCGGAGCTATCGTCAATCGGAATGTCCCCTCCGGCATGGTGTTCTGCAGAGGCGGCAGTATCAAGCCGAAGCCGGAGGACTGGCGCGAGAATCGCATGCGCTGGGTATCCTGATGCTGGTCGTCGCGACGCTTCTGTGGGAGCCGAACGCCACTTCGTTCAAGTTCTCTCGCTGCTACGACGAAACATGGGTGAAAAAGCTGTTCAACGGCTTCGAGCGCAATCTCGATTTGCCGTTCCGCAAGGTGCTTTACACTGATCGCATCCGGCCGCTGCATGATGACGTCGAACAGTTCGTCATTCCCGGTCTCGGTGCCGGTGGCTATGGCGACTGTATCCGACCCTACGAACTCGATGAGCCAATGATACTTGTCGGCCTCGACACAATCGCGACAGGCAATGTCGACCATCTAGCCCGGTATTGCCTCAACGCCGATGTCATCGCCTTGCCGCGTGATCCCTACCGGCTGGAGCAAGCCTGCAACGCCGTGGCACTGGTGCCGGCAGGCAACGGGCACGTCTACGAGCGCCATCGTGGCCAGAACGATATGGAGTGGATGCGAACGCAGCCGCACGTCTTCCTCGATGATCTCTGGCCTGGGCATGTCCAGAGCTACAAGGGAACGGTGAGGCAGACCGGTCTCGGCGACACCCGTATCGTATACTTTCATGGCGAGGAAAAACCGCATCAGCTCCCGCACGTCGAATGGGTGCGAGAGCATTGGCGATAGCGCAAAGGCGCAGCAACAGGCGAAATCGGTTTCGGGTTAGGGGTTAGGCGGGCAGGCGGAACTTGGAGAGCCAGGTCGGCCCGTGGCTGTTCCGCAGGCCGTACAGGTGCGGATATTCCTTTCCGTGCTTGTCGCGGGCAGGTATGCCGCGCCACCACGATTCACGCTGGAGAACGTCTTTCCAGTGCCGGCCCTCGACACTGGCGAACGTAACAAGCTCGGCCAATTCTTCGGGATGGAGAGGGCGAAGGTCGTCCATTGTCACGCCCTCCCTTCAGCCTTGGCGATGGCGGCGCGTACAATCTCCAGCGTGGCCGATTCCTCGGAATTGCGGGGCGGCGTTAGCGTGTCTGCGGCCAGTTTCAGCGCCGCCAGCATGTCCGGCGCGGCGGCGAACAGCCGCCCGATCTCCGCCGATGCGATGTGCTCACAAACAACATCGCAATCGTCGAAGATCGTGAGCCCGCCATCATCAGGCGCGCTTTGCAACAATTCCCATCTCGTCGCATCAATTGGCATTTCTCAAATCTCCATAGGCAAGCCGGCGCGCTCTGTCAGCGCGGCAACGGGTGCCGAGTGCATTCTCTGTGGTGAGGGGAGCGCGGGCCGTAACCCGCGCTTAGATCAGGCGAAGAACCGGAAGGCGGCCAGCGCGGCAACACCGGCGATCACCATCCCGCCGAGACGGACGGTAAGCTGCAAGGTCTGGCGCTCGATCAGGCTTTCCAGCCGCTGCAGGTCGACTTTCATCGAGTTCCGAAGCTCGGAAATGTCAGCTTTCGTAGCAATTTCGGGCATGACGTGATCCCGTACAGCTTCGGCATGGGCGTCCGCCTGCTTGGCCGGAATGCCAGCTTTCTGCAGCGCCTTGGAATAGCCAAGTGTATCATAAGCTATATTCATTGGTCGAAGTTTCTCCGTGGTAGGGATTGTTAACAACATCAATAACTTAGCATGTAACCATTTTGGCGACAAGGAGAAAGCGGACATTCGAGGAGAAAGAACGACCAAACCTGCTGTGTCGAGCGGCGTGGCTCTCGTCCTCGGATCGGCTGAGGGCGTCTGGCAGGAGATCGCTGCGGCTCAGGCGATGCATCGCTTCGATGCCGTTATCGCCGTCAACGACATGGTGATCTTCTGGACAGGGCCTCTCGATGCCGCGGTCTCCCTGCATCCCGAACGCATGCCCGAATGGCTTGAGTATCGCGCGGCCCGCCGCAATTCGCCGCCCGTGAAACTCGTCACCCATGCCGAATGGCCGGACTGGTTCAAGGTGGTCGGCCACATTCACGAACTACCAATCCCGTTCGATATCGTCACGCCATCCATGTTCGAGGGTCAGAAGGACAGCGGCTCCTCAGGGCTGTTCGCAGTCAAGGCCGCACTCCAGGATCTCGGCTTCGCCAAAGTGGTGCTCTGCGGTGTCCCGATGACGGTCGAAGCAGGGCACTTCAGATCGCCCTCCCTGCCGTGGGTCGGAGCCCTGCGCCACCGCGTCGGCTGGGAACAGGCTTTGCCCCACCTGACGGACTGTGTCCGGTCAATGAGTGGCTGGACCGCCGAACTTCTGGGGAAGCCGACAAAGTCGTGGCTCGATACGGCTTGACAAAATCGCCGTATGAAACCAATTTGGCACCAGTATCGACACAAGTGGTTACTTGATTTGTCGGGGTAGAGCAGCCCGGTAGCTCATCTGGCTCATAACCAGAAGGTCGTCGGTTCGAATCCGATCCCCGCAACCAGATCACCTTGGGAGGGTGACCGCGAGGCACAAGTCGGGTTTCGCCGCAGTGCCTCGCTCTTCCAATGCGGACGGCTCGATGAGAGGGCGGCGTTCCACGCCGCTCGAGTCAGGTGAGACTCCTGACGTCCGCTCCATAATGCGAGGCGGCGCGGCTGAAATGCCGGTTGAAACTCGGTAAGCCTCCCTGACGCGCTCCCGAAGGTTGAAAACCGAAAGGTTCCAAGAGGGATCAAGCGGCGGTCATAGTCCCTGCCGAAAGGTTGCCGAACACGGCCCGCCTCGCATTCCTGTGCCCCGCTTCCTCCCGCCTTATTCCGGCTATGGCGACAAAGCCGTTCGCTCGTTCCTGAGAAGAACTCGTGCGGGGCAGCCGTCTTGGCGGTCATTTTTGCGAGAAAGCGGCGGCGCCGGATCAATCCCGACCGGGCGGGGTATCCCGGCTCAACGAAAGGACGAACACATGCGATTGCGAAGTCTGTTCTTGCCAGCCTTCGGCCTATTGGCCGCTGCGCTGATCTATGTCCTGCCGGCCAGCGCCTTCGAGCGCGTTCCTGGCATCTATGCTGTCTCGATTGAGGCGAGCATGGATGCCATTCCTCCCTACGCGCTCACGCCAGTGATCGAGCATGTGGCCATGCGGAGCGATCCTCCGACCGTTCATGTCGATCGATTGCCTGTGACGGTTGCCATCGGACCGATCTACGCGTTGTCGATGCAGACCGACGGCCATTCGCTCACCCGCTATCACTTGCGCTGCTAGCGTGGCTTTGCATCAGGCTTCGGTGATCCCGCAGCCAACAATCCTTCCAGGTCTATAGCCTCGAACACAGCATTCACCTCCCCGAGAAATGTTCCCCACATAGGAACGCCATCTCGCTTGATGTTCTCGGGGAGGCCAGCCTTTCGGCACAGCGCGCGGGCTGCAGCCTCCTGATAGTCTGTCAACGATTGAGGCTTCCTCGACATGGCCAAATCTCCACTGGACGCCATGAAGGCGCAGATCGCCAAGGGCTTCAAGGGGAAACTGCGCAAGGGAATGATCCGACGCATGGTTCCCGGCACTGGTGTCGATGACTTCGGCGATCCGGTCGGTATGGTCCCGGCCGATTTCTCATTCGAAGGCATCCGCGAGAGCTTCGATGCCTCATGGGCCGCCAGCGCAGGGATACCGTCAACAGACGTCGGCATCCTTGTCCTTCTCGGCAGCACGGCCGTCGAGCCGAAACAAGGCGATACGGTCCAGATCGAGGGAATGTGGCATCAGGTACGCAGGGTACTGGACATTGATCCGGCCGGCGCTTCCATGCGGCTACAGGCCTACGAGGTGAGTGCGCCATGAGCGTCCAATGGTTCGGTGACAGCATCTTAGACAAGGTTCGGAAAGCCGCCATGCGCGGCGTCATCGACGGCACCGAGAGCGTGATCGAGGAAGGCAACTCCATGATCATGGACGGCCAGAAGACCGGTCGCATCTATCGCCGTCGCGGCGTCGAGCATCAGGCATCAGCGCCCGGCGAGGCTCCTGCATCTGATACCGGCCGTCTCGTGCAGTCGGCCCGCACAGAATACGAGCCTGCCGACCTGTCAGGCGAGGCGATCTGGTCGACGGATTACGCCGAGGATCTGGAATACGGCGCGGCGAACATGGCCCCGCGCCCGTTCGCCCGGCCCGCGCTGGCTAACAAGAAGGACGCAATCACGGCCGGCATTGAAGGTGAGATAGCGGCGGTGCTGAAATGACCGCGCCCACGCTCGAGGTGCTGGCCCCGCTGCGCGCTGCAATCATCGCCAATGCGGCGATCACGGCGAAGCTGGGGAAGTATCTCGGGGCACCATCGGTCCACACCCGTCGGCCGGTTCCGGTCGATGCGGGATATCCCATGGTGACGGTCGGTCCGATCATCGCCCGCACCGACGAGGATGGCATCAACACCTTCAGGCCTGTCGTCGTCATCGACATCAATACTTATGGCGAGGCCGCGGAGCACTACCGCAATGTCGAGGCCGTAGCTGACGTGATCTACGCCATGTTCCATCGCCAGCGGACGGCTATCACAGTGGCTGGCTATTCCGTAACGCAGATCACAGCTTCAGGACCGTCTCCCGCGCCTGCTGACGATGACCAGCACGTCGGCCGACGCGTCACGCTGACCATTCGACTATTCGCGAACTGATCCAACCGGAGGGAAACCAAGATGAACCGCAGGTCATTCCTGGCGGCGCTCGGCGTCGCGCCTATTGCTGCTGCCGGTGCCGCTACCGCTGCACCGAAGCCGTTGTCTGCGACTAACGGATATGTCGTTCCGTTGGATCATTACACCACCGGCGAATGCGGCCCGGAAGCCATCTTGCCATTGCGCCGCGGGTCCGACGGTCATCTGCCTTTCACCGGCATCCGTAGCGCGGACGGCAGGCTCGTCATTACGGTCGACCAGATCACCATCAAATCCTAAGCCGTCTCGCCCTTCGGCAAGGTATCTCAACATGAAAGGAAGCCGTCATGGCTGGAACAGACCTTTACCCGGTTGCCGGGATGCGCTTCTTCCTGGGTGGCGCAAAAGAGACCCAGGCTGAAGACTTCACCGCTGCCGATTTCGAGGATGAAATCTGGAAAGAGGTGGACGGGTTTGAGACGATGGGCGCCGCGGGCGATACCGCCGCGCTGATTGCCACCGACCTCATCAATCGCGGTCGAACGGTCAAGCAGAAGGGCGTGGCAAACGCCGGACAGATGCAGTGCAACTTTGCCATCCTCGCCGGTGACCCGGGCCAGACCGCATTGATCGCCGCTGGCGCCGCCAGCAACCGCAACAACTATGCGGTGAAGATCGTTGGCAACGACGCGCCCGCAACAGGAACTGATCCGAAGCCATCGGAGCGCCTTTTCGTTGCTCTCGTCATGGGCACGCCGGAACAGGGTGGTTCCGCGAACACTGTCCAGATGATGCAGGCCACACTGGAAATTAACAGCAACATCGTTAAGGTGGCGGCGACAAGCGGCAGTTAATCGAGCCACTTCCATATCCGCCGAGCGATTATGTTTCGAACCGTGGATCGGTCCAAGCCGAAGCGCTCGCCAATTTCACCATGAGATAGAGCCCCAGCCAAGCACCTGATCCGGCGAACGTCATTTTCGGTGATTTTCGCTTGGTGATTGAGGGTGCCGAACTGATACGTGCCGTGGTCGATCCGATCAGCGACGTTTTCAGTCGGCGTCTTCCACGACAGGTGCTGCTTGTTCACGCACCCGCCATATCCGTTGCCGCAGGAATGGGCGGCCTGGTGCTCCGTTGTCGGTGGCGAACCATGCTCTTCTTCGCAGACAAGCCGGGATACCAAGTGTGTCTTGCCGCCGCGCTTGATGACCGCATAGCCGAGTCCATTCCGATAGAAGGGCCATATGAGGCATTCGTCGGAATCGTGGCTGGGGATTGTCACCTCAAAGAAGTGCTTCGCAGCACCGTATGATGCTGAATGCCCATCAGTGTCGCCGTATTTCTTCCACCGGCGGTAATGCGGATCGCACCAACCGCGCGCAACAGCGCGCTTGTCGCAACCTTCGACAGAACATATACGGGGAGCAGCCATTTCGACCTCCTTACAGGTTGGCTTGGTTAGAGGATCGTCGCGGGTACCAGCCGCTTCGATCCTCGCTCCTTGTATAGCTTCAACCCTTTGAAAATACAAGGAAACCATCATGGACATATCCGCTTTAAAGCGCGATGCGAAAGCTGTTGCTGCCGGCCAGTGGATCGGCGACCTCCCAGGCATGGAGGATGCTCGCCTGTGTGTGCGCGGCCTCTCTAGCCCCAGCGTCGTCGTGATGCGGTCGGCCAAGGAGCGCAAAGTCTCCAAGAAGGGCCGCAATGCCGATGGCTCGCTCAAGCCCGACATTGCCCGCAAGATTCTCGGTGAAGTGCTGTTCGAGGGCGTCCTGATCGACTGGGATGGCCTAACCAGTGAGGGAAAGCCGCTGCCCTACGACAAGGCGCTCGCCGAGCAATGGTGCACCGATCCCGACTACGAGGCGTTTGCCGATGCTGTCGTTTACGCGGCCGGCATCGTGGACCGCGGCATCGCGGACACTACCGAGGACGTCGCGGGAAACTCGAAGCGCTCGTCTGCTGGCAACTCCAGTGGGGCGAGCGCGCCGAAGGACTGAGACAGGCTGCCGACGAACATGGCGGGAAGATATCGGATCATCTCTTCCCGCCGCAATGCCTGGCCGGTTATGAGCCGTGGCTGGACGCGTTCTGGGATGCTTCCACCGAACGGCAGTACGGAATGGGCATTGGACCGATCCCGGCAAGCGCTATCGCTGCGGCGGCCTTCATTCTCGGTCTTGATGAGATCGAGGCTGAAATGTTCACCCAGGTCACACGTCGGCTGGATCGAGTGTTCCTTGCCGACGCCGGTAAGAAAATGGGGCAGCGCGGCAATGCTGCACCTGCACAAGTTTCATCCAGACCGGCGTCAGTTGATCTCTTCGATGCGCTGTTCGGGTGATCGCTACTTGAACGGATCGATCGGCCCCTTTGCCGGGGGGATATCGGAGGCCTTCATCGTCAGTCGGATCGTCCCTGATTCCCCTTTGTAGGGGGAGCACTTTAGCAGTGCGCGCACTGCCGACTGTACGAATACCCTGGTTGCGGTGCTGTCCGCCTTGTGATCCAGAACCGTCGCATCCGTGACGAATCCGGTATCGTCAATCGCTACGTCGAACTCAGCCTTCGACAGTTGTCCGATGCCAGCCGGCAGATCCCAGCATGCTGCCGCTTTGGCAGCTACATCCTCAGCTTGCCCGGAAAACGCAGGCCCAGCCACCAGAAGAACCGTTCCGAATATTAGTGCACGCATATCGCCTCCCGCCAAAGAGCAGGACGATAGCGCGCACCAACCCACGAGGTAAAGCCATGGATATTGCTGGCCTCGTGAAGGTCAAGGTTCAGGCCGATCTTTCCGAACTGGATCGCGGGTTTGCGGAGGGGCGCTCGAAGTCGCAGGCATTCGATCGTGAAGCATCGCGAACCTTCTCCAATCTTGGCAGGAACGCGACTGTCGCCGGCTCTGCAGCCCGCGCTGCGAACGACAATATCGCTGGCAGCGCCACTCGGGCTGCGCTTGCCTATGACGGCCTCAATAAGGCGATGCTGCTGGCATCGAGCGCGATTGGAACGATCGCTGGCGCGGCGATAGGCACCGCTCTGATCAAATACTCGGACGCGTGGTCCGACATGCAGTCGCGCGTTGGCGCGGCAATCAAAGACATGGATGCCGCCCCGGCATTGATGCAGCGCATCGTGGACATCGCGAATGCATCATATTCGCCTCTGGACCAGACTGTCGAAATTTACAGCCGCAACGTATCGGTCCTTCGCGATCTCGGCAAAGGCGCGTCGGAAGCCGCCGATTTCACCGAGGCGTTGAACCATGCATTGGTTCTCACGGCAACGCGGGGCGAGCGCGCCGCATCGGTCCAGAATGCCTTGTCAAAGGCCATGGCCGTTGGGAAACTACAGGCCGATGGGCTTGAGACGATCCTCGCGAACGGTGGCGAGGTTGCCCAGGCTCTTGCCGACGAGTTGGGCACCACCGTCAACGGGCTTCGCAAGATGGCCTCGGAAGGCAAGATCACGGGCAGCGTGATCGCCGAGGCTCTCATTAAGCGCCTAGACGACTTGCGCGAACGCGCCGGTGAAATGCCTGCAACCATCGGCGATGCCTTCACCCGTATCCAGACGAACCTTACGGCTTTCATCGGCCAGATGGATAAAGCATCGGGCGCATCGGAGGCCGTCGCTACGGCTCTGCTTTCTCTGGCAGATAATATCGGGCGCGTCGTCACCTACGGCGCAACCGCCGTGACGATGTACGGAACTTATTATGTGGCGGCGTTCGTAGCTGCCAGAGTCGCCACGGTGGGACTAACCGGCGCGCTCACCCTATTGCGGGCTGCTCTTATTCGGACCGGGATCGGCGCCCTGATCGTCGCCGCAGGCGAACTCATCTACCAGTTCACCCGACTTGTAGAAGCCACCGGAAGCTTCTCTGGCGCATTGCAGGAGATGGGCAGACGTTCGGAGATACTTCTCGACGCTGTCGTTTGGTCGTTCCGGGCTGCTGCGGAAACCATTCAATCGATCTGGTATGGCGCGATGGCCGACATTCTTCGTGCAACCGAAGACAGCATGGGCGGTATACTTCGAACTCTGGGAGTGTCCGCTGAAAGTATGGGCACAGCCATCGAAGGCTTCACGGCTCGTGCGAAACAGATGGGAGAAGTCGCAGCGTCATCTGCCGCTATTGCTGCCGAGCAGTTCAAGACCGCCTTTGGCGAAATCAAATTGCCCGAATTCTCGGGTTCTGGCGGTTCCGGTAGGGCGGCCAGCGATCTCGGCAAAATAGACAAGGCGGCCCAAAAGGCAGCGAAAGCATACGAGCGCATAACCGAAAGGGCCGTCGAGTTCATCCGTCAGCAGGAACTGGAAGCCCAGGTCATCGGTATGACCCAGCAGGCGGCGCAGGCTTTGCGGTTCGAGCAAGACCTGCTCAACGAGGCCCGCCGCGCTGGTCTGAAGCTGACGGCCTCCGACAAGCAGGGGTTCAAGGCCCTTGCTGAAGCCATGGCAGAAGCCGAAGAACGCACTCGCGTTCTGACCGAGCGCTTCGAGTTCATGAAAGATCTGACCAAAGGGTTCTTCTCAGATTTCAAGAACGACCTGATCAACAACATGAGCCAAGGCATGTCGTTCTGGGAGAGCGCATGGCGAGCCATGGCAAATGCAGCGCTGAATGCACTGGATCGGATCGTCGACAAACTCATGAACGATGTTCTGGATGCGCTTTTTGAGGTCAAAGGCGCTGGTTCTGGCGGCGGCGGCCTGCTAGGCGGCTTGCTCGGGCTATTTGGGCTTGGCGGCGGCGGTGCTGCTGCGGCGGCTGATCCCTGGGCTGGTCTTCGCATGGCAAAAGGTGGCGCGTTCGCCAACGGCATCAGCGGCTTTTCCAATACCATCGTTGACCGCGCCACTCCGTTTCGGTTCGCCAACGGCGCTGGGATTATGGGTGAGGCCGGGCCGGAAGCGATCATGCCCTTGAAGCGCGGACCTGATGGCCGACTTGGCGTCAGCGCGCCCGGCGCGGCCAATCAGAACCAGCAGACCAACGTTAACATCACCGTCGATGTTCGTGGCGCCAATGGCAATACCGAAATCCGGGAGATGGTGGATCAGGGGGTCAAGGCTGGTCTCGCGAAATACGAGAAGGGTGCCTCCTACCGCGCTTCTCGCGATTTGCGCGATGCCGGTGCGCGGGGGTACATGCGATGAGCATTGTTCTTCCGAAGGTCGACTATCAGAGGGGGCGTCCACGGCTCAATGATCCGGTTTCCATGTCACGATATGGAAACCGAGCGATCTCCTTCATCCAGAACGGCGATAAATACTGGACTGCCGATATTGAAACCAGACCCCTTTATGATGACGAACTCGCCGCTATAGAGGCTTGGCTTGCCCGCGCCCGGAACGGCATGGAGACGGTCATCTACACGCCGATCGGCAAGCAGCGGCTCCCGCGTGCGTATTGGGACGACCCGAACAGCCTGATACCGGCAAAGAACGGGACGTTGAACACAATCACCAACGGGACACAGCTATCGGTGAGCGGTGTTGCCGCCGGCTTGTCATTGACCGATGGCGACCTTCTCTCACTGACCACCGGCGCCTATCACAGCCTGCACCGCGTCATGGCAGACGCTGCGGCTGCGGGTACGTCCTTGACGGTCGCAGTCGATCCACCGGTGATGTCATACATCTCAGCCGGCGCGACAGTCACTTTCAAAGAACCGAAGATGAACGCGCGCGTCGTTCCCGGCTCTGTCGATGTCGGTGACGGCGTTCTGCCGACAGCCAAATTCCAGCTTATCGAGGTGCCTCGCTGATGCGGGGCGGAAAGGAGAGCCAAGTCATGGATTTGAAGGATGAAGACCTGCAGCCGCTTCTTGGACTTTCAGATCAAGTCATGAAGATGTCGGAGATTGTCGATAGCCGGATAGCCCTGTTGGAAAGTCAGGTGTTGGCCTTGCAGGATCAGATTACCGAGTTGCAGGCGAGCAAGGCAGACGCCTTTGATCCAATGGAATTCCTGGCCAAGATTATGCCGGAACTGCGTCGCGAAATGATGCGGCAGCAAGCATTGTTTCGGCGCGATGAGAAACAGCTTGGGAGGTAAGATGAAACACGTCATCCGGCGCTGCGGCGACACGCTTACCGTTTCTTACGGCGACAAATCCGCGATTTTATTCTGCGCTTCCGAACTTGTGGCGGACAACATCGAGAGTCATCTGAAGGACATCGATGCCAAGCTTGAGAGCGCCCGCCTCGGTTTCTATCGGGACGCCTTCGGCGATGGTTCCCTTGGCATCACGGATCAATTCCTGCTCTAGCTCGTCATACCAGGGGCCGATCCCGCCACGCTGTTCCACCATCTCCTCGATCACCGTCCGCAGCGCGTGAAGCGATATCAGGTTGATGGCCTCCAAATTTGGAACGGTGCGCGCGTAGTTTATCGTCCGAAACGGTTTTTTCTCATTCATGTCAGTTCCCCTCCCGCGATCCCCTCGCATCAAAGTAAGTGGTCGAGGGAGAGTCTATAGCCTGGAGTTCACATGGCTTTCCCAACGCGCCTCCAGCAACTGCTCGACGAGGGCAGAGGCAAGATCGCCTCAGCCGTGCGCTTCGAGTTTGGCACCGGCACCTATGGCTTCTTCTCCGGCAAGGGCAGCATCGACTATGCAGGCCTGACCTATCATGGCAACACGCTGATATCGATCGACGAGCCGCCCTATGCGCTCGGCACCGCTGCCCAGCCGCTGACCATGCGTCTGCCGGCGAAAGCAGATTTCGGGCTCACGCCTGACAAGCTGCTGCTGATCGAGCAGGAGGAATACAAGGGCCGGCCGGTCACGCTGTACGACTTCTACATCGATCCCGACACCAACGCTTTCCTGCACGCGGAACCGACCTGGTACGGCTACGCCGATGTGATCGACCATCGCGAAGAAAGTGGCGATATGTGGCTTGAGGCCACGCTGGAAACCGGCGCCATCGACAACTTTCGCGAAGGCTACCGGTTCGCCTCCCACGAGGATCAGCAACTGGTGTCGCCCGGTGACATGTTCTTCGAACACGCTGCGAGGCTGCGCAATGAATACTTCAATTACAAATTCGAAGCGAAGTGACGGCTGGGATCGCGCCGTCGAGGATCTGGCATCGGCGCATATCGAGATCGCTCCGGAATGGGGACGCTCCGATTGCCTCATGACTGTGGGCGATGCCATTCAGGCCGTGGTCGGGATCGACCCGTTTGCGGAGTTCCGCGGCCGCTACAGGACCGAGGCGGGCGCGGCCCGTCACCTGCGCCGCAACGGCTGCGAAAACGTCAGGGATGTGTTCGAAACCTTCCTAGGCCTTGAGCCGGTCAACCGCTTCTCGGCACGCCGCGGTGACGTAGGCGTCATGCTTATAAACGACGAGTTCACGGCAGGTTTCATTTGCGGCAGCGGCTTCGCGGTCAAGCAGCCGCATGGCCTGACCTTCTTTCCGGCCACCGACATCGTGCAGGCTTACAAGGTAGGCGCATAGTTCCATGCCATTTCTAGCACCTATAGCTGCTTGGGCCGGTGGCCTGGTAGCGAGCGTCAGCGCGTGGGCGGCTGCCAGCCCCATTCTGGCCGGCATCGCACAGACTGCGTTCGGCCTGGCGATCCGTTTCGCCATCGGCCGGCTGATGCCGCAGAAGAGCCAGAGCCGCGCGGCCGAGCTCGAAACGCAATATGGCGCGAACATTCCACGCTCGGTGATCCTCGGCACCTGCGCGACCGAGGGCCACCACATCTATCGCAACAACTATGGTCCGGGCGGTCGCTACTTTCAGGACGTCTATGTCCTGTCGAGCTTCCGCATCACATCGGTGCCGCGTGTCCGCTATAACGGCAAATGGCGCGTACTGACCGAGCAGGACAGCGACGGCTACTGGCTCGTGCCGAACGAAGGCACCAGCAATGACGATCACGACAATGTTCGCGTCAAGTTCTTCTACGGCACCATGGATCAGCAGGCAGAGCCGACGCTGGTCAATAATGCCCGGCCGGCAAGCCGCTGGACGGCCAACCATCGCGGCGCCGGTAATGCTTATGCAGTTGTGTTTTCGGAGTTGCGCAAGCAGGGCGATGGTCTGACCGCTCCGGCCAAGCTGCTGTTCGAGGTCGTGGGCGCACCGCTCTATGACTGGCGTAAGGACAGCAGCGTTGGCGGTTCCGGCCCCCAGCGCTGGGACAATCAGGCGACGTGGCAGTATTCCGACAACCCGGTTGTCGAGCTCTACAATCTGGAGCGCGGCTTCTTCAACGGCACACAGCGCATGGTCGGCAAGGCCGTGCGGGCCAGCCGCCTGCCGCTCGGAGAATGGACGCAGGCCGCCAATATCTGTGACGAGGGCATGCCGGACGGCACGAAGCGCTACCGCGCACATGCCATTGCCAAGGACGGTCCCGGCGCCAACCACGACGCCAATATGACGCCGATACTCGATGCGATGTGCGGCACATGGGTCGAACGTGTCGATGGTGAGTTTCCGATTGCCGGCGCACCACAGGCCATCGTCGCCACCATTACCGACGACGACCTCAAGGTGGGGGCACCGCTACGCTTCACGCGCAAGCGCAAGCGCACCGAACTGATCAACACCGTTGCTGCGTCCTACCTCTCGCCTGCGGACTTCTACGAGACCAAGGATGCAGCCACCCGCATCGACGCCGGTGCACTGGCCGAAGACAGGGAGACGCTGGCCAGTGCGATTCCATTCGCTGCGGTCACGGATCCGAAGCAGGTCGACCGGCTGGCAGACATCGCTATCCGCGGCGCGCGGTATCAGGCATCGGCCGAGATCACCGTCCATCCAAAATTCCTCGACACGATCAAGGAGGGTCGCTGGGTCAGGTGGAACAGCGCACGGTATGGTGACCGGACGTGGCAGGTGCTGACGCGTCAGCTTGGCGCGCACAATTCTGATGGCGTTCGGGATATCTCGTTGACGCTGCAGGAAATCAGCAACGGCGTCTTCGATCCTACCGCATATGCAACCAACCCGCCCAACATCGTCATCGTCGATCCGCCGCAGTGGCTTGCCGAGGTTCAGAATTTTCAGGTGGTTCCGATATTAGTCAAGGCCGATGGCGTTGGGACACTGCCGGGGGCGCGGCTCTATTGGGACCCGATTGAAGACATCAGCGTCGTCGGTGTCGATATCAGGTATTGGCCGGAGAGCGAACCGACCGTTGCATTCCCCAAGCGCGCATCTGCCGACGAGACGGTTGTCACGATTAATGAGGGACTAACGGGCAAATCCGCATGGATGGTCAGCACAAAGCTGCGGGTGAACAATGGCCGCAGCGTTGCCTGGTCGGTGCCGACGCGCTTTGAAACGCTCGACGCCACCTTGCCCATCGAAGTCCAGATCGCCAATCTCGGTCAGGAAATACGCGACTTCGTCCGCGAGAATGTGCAGCAACTCGACACTGTGCGCGATCGCGTTGAATTCCTCGCTGCCAATACCGGTTCGGCCAACATTGAAGACATTGTCGAGCGCCAGAACTTCGTCAAGGAATTCGGCCGCACCAGGGCCCTGATCATTAAAGAGAGCGGTGAACGCGTCAGCGAGAATGCGGCGCTGGCCTACGACATCGTACTGCTCGACACACGCATCGAGGATGCCGAAGGCCTGATCGCCGGTCAGGCAAGCGTGCTCAGCGAAATGCGGACCGAG